TATGATATAGTTGCCATTGATGATACCACCACAATACCTAATTCACCGGCTAAAAATCATTATGATTTGATCAGGGGTTCGTTGAGAAGTGCAAAAAAGGGATGGGTTCCGAGATTATACGCCTCCTCAAATCCGGGCGGTATCGGGCATCTGTGGTATAAAAGCCATTTCGTTGACCCTAAGACCCGAAGTCCCCAAACTCGATACGTCCACACCAAATTAGGCGATAACAAGTTCATCAATAAAGAGTATGAACGATACCTCAAATCACTCAAGGGCCGATTAGGGCAACTGTGGCGTGAGGGGTCATGGGACGTGGACACAGAGGGAGCGCTCTGGTCTTACGACTTAATAGCCGAAACCAGAATAGCAAGAGCGCCAGAGATGGTAACAATTGTTATCGGCGTTGACCCGTCCGGTTCAGAAGACGGTGACTCTCAAGGGATTGTAGTCGTCGGGCAATGCGCCGATTATCACACCTACATTTTGGCCGATTACACTTTGCGGGGTAAGGTCGCCATTAGGTTTCAGGCCGTAATTAAGGCTTACAACGACTGGCAAGCTGATGAGGTTATCGCTGAGAAGAACTACGGCGGGGATATGGTCAAGTACTCGATTGCTCAAACTGAGGGAGGCAAGAACATCCCTGTCAGGGTTGTGACATCCTCCAGAGGCAAACGGCTTAGGGCTGAACCGTTGGCGGTAAAATTTGCAAGCGGGGAGGCTCACGTAGTAGGCGACTTGCCGGAGTTAGAGGCGGAAATGACCACGTGGAAGCCGGGCGACCCAAGCCCAAATAGGTTAGATGCGGCGGTATTTGGGGCGGATTTGAGCGATACAGGGGGCATGGCGATTGCATAATGGATTACACCATAAAGGAGAATTGATGAGTACTTATAAAGAAAAAAATACGTTAGATGAGTTTGTTAGATTGAATTTTGATTGTCCGCCAACTTTTTTCATTAAAAAGTTGAAAAAGTTAGAGTTTACAGATAAGCAGATAATTGATATTCTGTTTGAAATCTTAGATACTTGTAACTCATGTTGGGATAGCTCTACTGGTTGCAAGTGCTGGAATGACGAATAATGAAACCATTCTTTGATAAAGTTAGTATAAACAAAAACCTGCTAAACATTTAGCGGGTTTTTGTTTATAAGCGTAACTCAATCGTAGGTTTACCGTCAAGTTAAACGCTCTAAATCATGATAAGATAAACTAAGGAATTACGAAATTTATAAACACCATAGGAGAATTAATGAGTACTTATAAAGAGTTTTTACATACCAAGGCTGTAGTATGGAATGGTCAATCTGTGGATATTGATTATGTACCTCATTCAGTATTGTTTCCATTTCAAGCAAAAATTATACAATTGGCTCTTGAGCAAGGCCGCTATGCTGTTTTTGCCGATACGGGGCTAGGTAAAACTATCATGCAAATTGAACTGGCAAGAGTAATAGCGGAGGCTACAACTAAGCCTCAATTGATTGTAGCGCCGTTAGGCGTAACACATCAGACGATTAAACAAGCTGAGGAGTTGTTCGGTATTGAGATTAAATATGCTCAAAACAACTCAGACATAAACTTTCATGATGATATTTATATCACAAACTATGAACGGCTAGATAAGTTTGACCCGTCAACGTTTGGGGGCTTGTACTTAGATGAGAGTTCCATTCTCAAGTCAATCGCAGGTAAAACTAAAACTAAGCTCATTCAAGATTGGGCATGCGTACCATATCGTTTCGCCTTCACTGCTACGCCTGCACCTAATGACGTGGCAGAAATGGCTAACCATGCGGCATTTCTTGGGGTTATGAGCCGTGAGGAAATGTTAGCTAAGTTTTTTGTTCACGATGATAAGGGGTGGCGACTGCGTAAACATGGGAGAGAGGGATTTTATAGATGGGTTTCCAGTTGGTCAATTACGCTCAAGTTACCATCTGATATTGGTGACTATTCAGATGATGGTTACATTTTGCCAAAAATAAATTATATCCCCGTCATCGTTGACCATAAGCATGACATGAGTGATGGTAAAATGTTTAATACGGGATTAAAGGGTATTAGTGACCGTGCTAAGGTTCGCAAGGTTACAATGGCAGATAAAGTTAATGCGACTTTGGATATTGTAGCCAAAAATCCTGATGAACAATTCTTGATTTGGGGATGGTTCAATGCCGAATGTGATAAATTGGGAAACGAATTACCTGACAGTGTACAGGTTGCAGGTAAACACAAACCAAATCAAAAATTAGAACGTTTTCAGCAATTCCTAGACGGCGAAAAACACTTAATCACAAAGCCTAAAATAGCAGGTTTTGGTATGAATTTTCAGCATTGCCACAATATGATATTCTGCGGAATATCCGATAGTTGGGAGATATTTTATCAATCAATTCGTAGGCAGTGGCGATTTGGGCAAGATGAAAAGGTGAATGTATGGATTGTGTTTACCGAAATAGAGCAGGCGATATATGATAACATTATCAAAAAAGGAGAGAGGGCTTTAGATATGGGGAATGTACTGATTAAAGAAATTCAAAGCGATACATTGAAAGGTGGGCATCAATCTAAGTTTGAATACGAGACCGATACGGTAAATGGAACTTTTCAGGAACAATCATACAAACTGATGAAAGGTGATAGTTGTGAGCGCATGAATAGCATGGATGATTGCTCGATTGATTTGAGTGTATACTCCCCTCCTTTTGTAGATTTGTACACATACACGCCGACTGAGCGAGATTTAGGTAATAGTTCCGATAGTGATACATTTTTCAACCATTACAAATATATCATTCGTGATCTTTTGCGTATTACAAAGCCGGGGCGTGTTACGGCTGTACATGTTGCGGATATTCCGGCAATGCTTGGGAAAGATGGCTATATTGGTCTTAAAGATTTTAGCGGTGATGTTATACGAGCATACATTGCCGAAGGTTGGATTTTTGATGGCAGGATACCGATAGATAAAAACCAGCAGGCGCAAAGCATCCGCACTCATTCAAAAGCTCTGACTATGACGCAAATGAAAAAAGACCGAGTATGGCTACGCCCTGCTCTGCCTGATTATATTTTGAAGTTCCGAAAGGACGGAGAAAATCAGATACCAGTTAGGGGTGGGATGGATGGAGACGGATGGATCGAATTAGCTAATCCGATATGGCCCGGTGTTTTTGAAGATGGAGAGGAAGACAGAGCCGCCGATAGTGGAATGACTGCCACATGGTATAACATTCTCGAAAGTGACACATTACAAGGCTTTCAAAAAGCACGGCATGCTAACGATGAGAGGCATGTATGCCCTCTCCAGCTAGGCACAATTGAGCGTTGTATTCGCTTATGGACAAATCCGGATGAAACAGTATTCACACCGTTTATGGGGATTGGAAGCGAAGTTTATCAGGCATTAAGGATGGGGCGTGATGCGATTGGATGCGAATTAAAACCATCGTATTTCGATTTTGCAGTTAAAAATATGAAAATATTAAATATTAAAGAAGGTCAACGTCAAATGTTTTAAGTTTTGTAAAAAACCCCCAACTCAGGGGGTTTTTTGTTTTCTCTCCTTTTTTATGCTAAACTTAAATGGATATAATTATCAAATAAGCAGGGCAGAAAACAAATGAATAACGAATTCGATATACCACAGCAAAAACGAGACATAAACGAGTTAAATGGAAACGGCATCAGTGTAGGCTCGCTACCCTTCCTGAATGACTACCTACAGCACACAAGCGCCACTAGCGGCGTTTTACCAGCTTACTGGTCTAAGTACCGCGATGCGGCCCTAGTTGACTTTGTACAGGGCAATTTTGCCGCCGCCTCCGCAACCCAAGCGATGGTAAAAAAGGTCAAGGCAATGAAATTTAAGAGTGTGCCGTTAGACCCTGATGATGACGCTAACGTGCAACAGTCTAAAATTAGCCAGCAAGTGCTAGACGATAACTGGCCTAACGTTGGTGAGCAATTCCTTTCTGATGTGTTTAACACAGACAACGGCGGGTTTATGTTGATTGACGGCAAAGGGGCATATAGCACGGCCCTGAGACCGACTGAGCTAGTCGGCACGGGCTTTTATACATATCCAACGGGCCTAACTGCCTTAGATAGCCTACGGGTTCAGAGAACAGGGCACGCCACATGGCCGCTACTCTACCAACGCCCAAAGGATGATAAGTTTATTAAAATCCATCGCTCCAGAGCTATGTTTTTTAGTGATGCGCCAAGCAGTCGGGCTAAAATGCTAGGCGTTGGCTTTTGCCCCATTTCCAGAGCTTTGGAGATGCTAGAACTAGGCAATGCGGCGGTTAATATTGAACTTGAGAGTTATGGCGATAGGCCAATGCGTCAGATTTGGGTCGGTCTAGGGTGGCATCCGAAACATAAGGAGGGGATGAGTGAGAGTTTGAACGAGCAATACCAACGTTCAAACGAATTAGGGCATAAGCATTATACCCGCCCTCCGTTGATTATGATTAACGATCCTGATGCAAAAATGCCCCAAGCTATGGAGTTAAATCAGTTTCCCGAAGGCTATGACCGTGCTAGAACATTAGACGATGTTTTCTACGCTCTAGCACTAGCGTTTGATATGGACATTAGCGAGTTTTGGCGCTCTGGTTCGGTTGGGAGAACAGCGGCCACGGCTGAAATAGAGGACAAAAAGTCATCGGGCAAGTTACCCGCTTGGTTCTTGGGGATGATGACGTACAATCTCAATAAGTGGTTTGCTCCAGATAACTGCTATTTCATTCACGATTTTGTTGATGCACAAGAGGATAAATTAGAAGCCGAAATTGAGGGAATGAGGATTAGTAACTTAAGCACGGCGGTTAATTCGGGCCTGATGTCGGTAGAAGTTGCACAACAGAAACTAGCCTTTGATTATGAGATTATCACCATCCAACAGTATGAAGAGGAGCAACAACGAACAGAAGAGCGCCAAGCAAAAGCAGAGGAGATAGCACAACAACAGCCACCGGAGGATGAGGAAACAGAAGATGATGAGGAAGACGAAGAGGTAAAAAAGTCAACTTCCGGCACTCAGTTTGAAAGCCAACTTGAGACGATTACAGAGCAGTTGGTTGACGGTGAGATTACCGAGAGTGATTATAATGATGCGTTAGGGGCGTTAATCGCTGGCTTTGGCCTAAGAGCTTTTCAGGAGGGTAGTAACACCGTAACACCAACCGCTGAACAACAGGCCGTTATTGACGCTGAAACTCAATCAATGATTGAGAACGGCACAATCACAGCCTCGATTATTGCCGCTTTAGCCTTGGCAAGAGCAGAGCAACGGAAGGCAATTAACAGTATTTTTAATAACCAGATACCAAAGTATGTCAACAATATAGAATGGTTTAATCAATTAGGGATTGTTAATAACTTAGCGTTGGGCCTTTTGCAGTGGCGCATAACGGTAGGAAAAGATAACTGTACCACTTGTTTGGGCTTTAACGGGCAGATGAAGACGGGCCAACAGTGGCAGGATGGTGGACTATTGCCGAGAAGTAGAGGGTTAGCTTGTAAAGGCTACCATTGTGGATGTGGGCTAGTTGCGGTGTAAGGGAATTGGATGAGAAAAAATTATTTAGTATATGATAGATGTAATAATGAAGTTTGCTTGGATTTTTTCAATACTTTTGATGAAGCGCTTTCTCATATTAAAAATGATATGAGGGATGAATTGCCAGGCAACACAATATCTATTTATATTGAAATGCTACAGAAGCAGAAAGATAACAATATTAGCATAAAGCCAGATAGGCATATGAAATTTTATAATAATATCCGGCCTGTGGCAGAGGTTTTTGTTAAAGTTAAAGACCATGATTATGTTGTAGGTATTGCCGAATGTGGGCTAGTTGCTGTATAATAGATTATTCGCTACAGAGGATACTGCAAGAGCCATCCCGTTTCGTCAATGATCACGAATTTTGGTGTTACCCTACGATCCGCTACAGAGGATACTGCAAGACCAATATACAAACAAAAAAGCGCCGATTTCGGCGCTTTTTTGTTTAACGTTTAATTGATTTCTTGACAATTTATCCTTATCATGGTAAATTCATAACGTCTAATTATTGCGAGGGATGTCGGCTGGTGCGGACGGGGGTTTCATAAGCCCCATTTGACGGGTTCGATTCCCGTTCTCGCTTTATTTTTTTAAACTAATGCTTTAATATTAAATTATCAACTGTTAGAATATTAAATGTTAAAACTAATCAAACAAGATGGCGAAAGGGCATATTTAGTTGGTGTGTTCACTAATCGTTTTCAAGACCGAGAACAGCAAACTATAACCGACGATGCCCATCGTGATTTTGAGAAGTTTCTAAACGAAAACCCATCCAATGCGCCGTTATTACTCCAGCGTCATTCAGCAAAACTAGCTTTTGAAGCTAGGGCGGAATGGTGGGGTTATAGTGGCGCATTTTTTGCAATGGCATGGCCTATCTCAGCAGATGAAGTTAGTATTGTTGAGGATATGAGCGCCCGTTATGGTGAATTAGGCATGTCTCACGGCGCTAATGAAGTTGTAGTTGAAATTGATGAGGCTACAGGAAAAGAAATAATCACAAAATATCGCTCTTACGAGGCCAGTATTTTACCTCTTAAACGAGCGGCTAACCATTTTACAGAAGTTAAAATTGTGGAGGATGAAAAGATGGCATTTACCGAACAACAAAAAGCAATGTTACCTGCATTGATTGCAGGAGTTATTGCAGATTTAGAAAAAGAGCTTGACACCAAAGCTGAGGGGCTGGAGCAATCCGGCGTATTTACTAAGGACGTTGAGGGGGGTGAACACCCCGAACCGGAGCCAATTACGGAGGCGGTTGTTGAGGAAGATGAACAGCCAGAACCCGTTCCAAATGTGGAAATGGCAGAGGTTCGTGAGGTTATTACGGCGTTGGCTAGTACCGTCATTGAGTTAAAAGCCCAAGTTGACACGTTGACTAAAAGCGTCGTTGCCTCTCAAAAACGAGAGCAACAAGCACGGGTAGCAATTGCCCAGCCGAGTTGGGCCAAACAAATTACGGCACAATTTAGTAAAAGCAATATCAACAATGATGATACTGACGATGTGTTAGAGGATGGTGATCAACTTTTGTTACAGTCACCGAAAGCGGCTACCAATGGCAACCATGCCTTAGCTGGCTTGTGGACAAAGGGGGTGTAACCGATGGCAGACAATCAGCTAATACAAAAGGCTCTAAATTGGGAGCGAATAGCCAACAGCCCAGCCCGTACTCATTTGAATTGGGGTGACAGAGTGGTTGCGGCTATGGAAGACTTTAGTGGTACTGGCGTTGTCGGTACTCCTGTCTTCTCAGATGCGGATTTACAGCTTTATAACGAAGCTGTACAGAGTAAAATAGTCGAGTATGACCTAACGGGTATTAGTGCAGGGACAACTAGAACCTTTATTTTTCCTGATGTTAATGGCACGTTCGCACTACTTGACGCAACGCAAACACTGTTAAATAAAACCCTAACCGCTCCAGTCATTGATATGGGGGGTAATAAAATAACCGATCTAGGCACACCAACTCTGTCAGGAGATGCCGTCACCAAAGCATACGCTGACGCTCTCACCACTGGCACGTTCTGGGCTGATGTAGCGGTTGCAACAACGGCAAACATAACACTTGGTACTGATTTAGATATTGGCGATATCATTGATGGGTATGTCTTGGTAGCGGCTGACAGAATTCTAGTCAAGAATCAGACCGCTGGTGGACAAAACGGCCTTTATGATGTCGGTGGAACTCGGTCAGCAGATGCAAATACCGATATTGAGATTATAGAGCGCAAATGTATCCCACTTAACGGTACGGTTGGGGCTGAAACCCTGTTTTTCTGTACAACTCCAGCCATCACCCTTGAGACAACTCCGATTGAGTTTGTAAAGCTAACCGTTGACGCAGTGCCGCCCGTCGCTATTACGACCTTCGCAGATGGCTCGTTTGAAATCTACAACACAGGCGATATTACCAAGCGAATTTTGTTTGATGCTACTGGAGTTGGGACGGGTCAGGCCCGAACGGTGACCATGCCGGATGCTGACGGGACTATCTTAACTGATACCCAGTTTACCGACTTGACCGATGCGGGTGACAGTGCCTTACACTATCACGCCACAGACCGAAACAGAACTAACCACACCGGAACTCAGTTGGCCGCAACCATTAGCGACTTATCCACGGCAATCAATGCCGAGGTAGCGGCTAACACCTTGGACGGGACGTTTCGTATAGGTAACACAGCGGACCCGACTAAACTTATCGCCTTTGATGCCTCCCAAATCTTAACTGGCAATGCCCGAACGGTGACCATGCCAGATGAGAACGGCACAATTCTAACCACTAGTAACGCTGTTGACTTAACGGACGCTGGTACTAGCGCATTGCATTATCACGCCACAGACCGAGACCGAGCTAATCACACAGGGACGCAAGTAGCGGCGACAATCAGCGACTTTACCGCCGCTGTTAATGCCTCCGTTGCTCAGTCGGTAAACGCCGCTATTCAGATTATTAAATCTGAGACGGGCGGAGCGTTCACCTCTGGAGCTTGGCGGGTGCGGGCTTTAGACGACACCACTGGCCCAACATTGGCGACAATAGCCGCCAATACTGCAACCATTGCGGCGGGGCAAGGTGGACAATACAAGATCAGCGCTCAGGCTACATCAACCGGAGCGGGTAACAATAAACTAGCTCTAAAATACAATGGCAGTGTGACCGATTTGGGGATTAACTCATCTACAGATCAGTCGTCAATGTCAACCGTTAAAACCTTACAGCCGGGAGATTCGTTACAATTGGTACACCGTGCGACGACCACCGGAACTTTTGGCGCTCCAAATGCGGAGGGCGATGTATTACTAATCCATAGCGACACAACGAATGGCAGTACTATCTTTACAGATAGCGCACTTGGGCATGTCGTGACACCCGTGGGTAATGTCGAGCATTCAACAACTGTCGTTAAGCCCAATTTTGGAACGACATCCATTAAATTCGATGGTGCGGGAGATTATCTAACTACCGCCAATCATGCTGATTTTAACTTCGGCAACACCTCTGATTTTATAATCAGCTTTTGGTTTTATTTGTCGTCACTAGTTGGAACAGTTCCGTTTTTGCACAAACTAGTGGGCGGGTCCGATTTAGGATACTATGTAGAGTTTAACGGATCCAATAACGAGTTAAAACTCATTACCACAGGAGCGACGACGACCCGATCATGGTCCGCCAGTCTCTCCACGTGGTATTATTTAGCTCTGGTTAGAGATAATGGTAATTTCCAATTTTATATTGATGGGGCGGCTATTGGCGCACCGTTTACGGCTTCGATGACTGACGGCACGGTACCCTTGAACTTTGGGCATGGAGATGTTACCTATTTAAACGGTTACATGGATGAAATAAAAATGTCTACAGTGTTACCGGGGGATTACACCCCACCTACAGCCCCATATGCCCCCCAAACTGGCGAAAATATCTATGCTCAGTTAGAGCTAATGAGGATGGTATAACAATGAACTTAGAAAAAGCTATCTGGTTAGTTGACAGAGAAAAGACTTATAATATTGTCGGCGTAGGGTATAGCGGCATTGTGTTCGACGGCCCTAGTATCCCTGAAAGCGAATTAAGCTCTGCTTACGTAGCATGGCTAAACAACGGGCGTAAGCGCCAAACTGAACAATTGATTTTAGATCGTTCTGAGCAGAAAAAGAGTGAGTATATCACCTCAACGCCCGGCAAGGTTTTTGCTTACGAGCAAAAGAACCGAGAAGTTGAGGCTTACACGGGTGGGGAACGTGATACGGCAAAACTTCCAATGATGTCAGCCACGGCTGGCGAACTTGGCATGGATATTGCTGATGTTTACGCCGCTTGGTTGCTCAAAACCGAGGAATGGAAACCAATCGGGGCTAGGATAGAAGCCTTATATGACAAATATAAAATTGAATTATCAAGCGCTGTCTTTGAAACAGACCAAGATGTATCTGTTTTTGAGGATAGTATAACTTTTAGTTTAGAGGAGGCATAATATGCCAGCAACAAGCCAACAAGCCGAGAACCGCTATAATGAACGGGCGTTTTTCTTTGATTGTAACATTGAAAGCCCTGTCTTAAATACGTGGTACGGCCCAAATACCAGCGTAATGAATTATATTCCAAGCTCACCAAGTTTGAATGTAACCTCCACATCAGCCGCTTTGGTGTCACGTGATTGGGGCATCACAGGTAGTGAACCATCTACACCATGTGAAGAACCACCTACGATTAACGAGAATGACGAATTCGCCAAGATGAGTTTTACTTTTGGTCGGATTAACCGCCAAACTCAGACAAAAGAAACGAGCAAGCTGATTGAGTTAGCTTGTCAACGTGCATTTACAGACTTTTTCTTTGTTGGCGGTACTCCTCTGGAGTTGACCAACATGGGAGCAAGCGCCAGTGACGACCAACGTAATTTAATTACAATGGGAGCGGTACAACGTCAAATGGCCGCTATGCGTCAACGAATTTACCGAGAAATGGCGACACAGGTCTGGGAAGGTGACACCGCTAACGATGTCGGGACTGGTTATAAAGAAATGCGAGGATTGGTTCAATTAGTTAGTGCTGATTATGGCACGGATGCCACCCTCGTAACTCTTGAGAGCGGAGTGCAAGCTGACGGAGCTATCCTTAACTCTGAATTGTTAGATTTTGGGTCTGTCTGTGTCGGCGGGGATACCTCACCGATTTTGTATGAGAACCTCTACGAAATGGCAGACACTTTAGACCAAAAAGCCTTTTTACAAGGTGTTGAGATTACCGGACAGCTTATCGTCATGCGTCGTCAATTGTGGACTCAAATTGCCAAGCATATGTTTAGCGAAATGGCAGCCGATGGTGTCACAACTGGAGTTATTAACGTTACTGATGGCAATGGTGGGGTGCAGGCTATTAACGCCCGCAACGCTTTAATGGCTACTCCTCAACTTATGTTAAATGGCAAAGTCTATCCCGTGGTTTTTGATGATTTTATCCCTAACACCACTGGCACGGATGGCGCAACAGGCCGACCTTACGATGAGAGTGATATTTATTTCTTGACCACTCAAGTCGGCGGGATAAACGGCGGAGTAGTTGATACTTTAGATATGCAATATCGAAACTATACCGCTATTGAACCAGCTCTAGGGCCTGCCAATCAGCCGAGTAATGACGCTAAAGGATGGACAGACGGCGGGCGCTATCACTTCATTATAGAAGAGTTACGCCGCTGTTTCCAAGTCGATATGCTGGTTGAGCCTCAACTACGTTTGACCGCTCCCCATTTGTGCGGGCGTGTTCAGAATGTTAGAGCTTGTAACCTGATGACCAAACCATTACCAAACGTTAATACCTAATAATGTGTAGTTGTACGGGAGGTAATCAAGTGGCTCAACTCAAAAATAATGATGAGTTGGCTGGTAAAAAGGGCTATGTTAAAGTTGTCTTTACCACCAACTCATCAGTTAAAATTACAGCAAACAGCCCGACCCGAAAAGTAAATAAGTATGGTTACTTTTCAAACTTGGCTGAAATATATGTGCATAAAGATGACCAAAAACGCATGCCTAATCGCTACGTTTTAATCAAGCCACCTACCCCCCAGCCCGAACCTGTAGCACCGACCACGCCAAAAAAGCGGCGTGGTCGGCCTAAGAAAAAGGTGGCTGAATAATGGCAATCGGAAGAGTTAGGGGCATGGTTGCTTGGGTAATGGAAGGGGCATCCGTCACCGTCCCCAACGGCGGCAATGTGAACGTGGTAACATCGGTTAATATGCGCCAGATGGATTTTTACAATCCGGGCGGTAACTTAATCACCATCACGTTTGACGACACAGCAGGGGTAAGTCATAGTCAGATTTTACCGCCTGCGTCAACTCATAAGTTTGGGTTGAACCTCGACCATCAAAAGTTTGATGTTACTTTCAACTTAGCCAATGCGGGCGGTTCTGATATAGACGTAATTTGGAACGCCTCAACGGTGGAGGTGACTTAATGAGCCTTGCCACTCGTTTGTTTTTTCGTTTCGTTGACAGCGCTCACATTATTTTTAGCGTTACCGGTGTTAATGTCTCTGCCACTATCAACCCATCGGCAAGCCCTACCATGTCATCTTTGTTTCTCACCGGCTTAAAATCCGGTGCGAACCAAGGGGCGGCGGGAGCGGCTGTTAATGAGTTATGGAGAGACACGGCGGATAACACCGTAAAAATAGGGGTGTAATGGCAGATTTAATTATTGCCTCTTTTGCTGTTTATGCCATTGTGCGAACAGTCAGCCGTGAAGACGGCCCTTTCAACATTTTTGAGAGGTTGCGACTGTTCGCACAACGTAACAAGCCGACAGAACCAACAACCCCAGAAGCATCAACAGAAGTTGATGAAGAGTGGGAAGAGTACGACAAAGAGCTTATTCAATATGAGAAGATGGTATACTTTTGGAAACGTTCGTTAGGCGGTACGATTGAGGGCGTTGTCACCTGCCCATACTGCTTAAGCTGGTATGTAGCCTTACCGATTACGATTGTTACGGGTGGTATATACTGGTATAGTCTAATCTCTTACGTCGCTGTAGTCGGCATTACAAACTTACTTTTAATAATTGAGGACAAATAACAATGCCATGTATAGACCCTTGTGATTGTCCTGAGAATAACTTTACGGGGGTTGGGCCGCCCGGCGCAACCGATGACAATTGTGACACCTCTGGAAATGGGACGTTTTGCCCCATGTCCATGTGGTTGGATACTCTTGCCACCCCACCAAGCTGGTATATAAACGTGGATGCAACTTGTGGAACTTCCCAATGGGATGCAATAACAGGACGTGAAACCCTCACACATTGGCGGGGCGCTGTAACATCGCCTCCGCAAAGTGTGCCAGCAGGGAATTTTACGACTAAAATGGATGTCAACGAGGTAGGGTTAAATCCTAACTTGGCTGACAATTGGGATAATGGCACAAAAACATTTACTGTAGGGAATACTGGTTTTTATATGTTTAGTGGCTCTGCATTAACTATCATCAATAACAATGCTGGTCGATGGTTTGAAGGGCCTTTTATTCAATTGTTGGTATATGTTAATAGTGTTTTTAGAGTGCCGATTTTCATTAAGCAACCTGTTGAATACATTCGGAATGTAGACAGCCAAATTCAAGGCGTTGGGGCTTCCACTGTGCAGTTAAATTCAGGCGACTTGATACAAGTATTCATTAGTCACCGATTAGGACAAACTATTGATTTAGTTGATGATGCAGGAAGTTTCTCAAGGAACGAATGGGCCATAGACCGATTACCCGACTATCAACCGCTTTAATTACTCTCTATTGGCTTTGGTCTCTCGTGTTTAGTTGAGGCGGGTCTAAAAAGGGCAAGCGTTGAGGAGGCCCTAACGGGGCAGTTTGTCCCGAAGGTAGCGTTATGAGAAGTAAACAAAAGTTTATTAGAGCTAAATATTTTGACGAAAAACAGACCGAACCGATGCGCTTAGACGTGACGGCGTACGGGCGACAGTTTACGCCGAGCTTGAACGTGGTACATGGTACGGTTTTCACCTGCCCCGAACCAGCAATTAACAATGTGACGATTTTTAAGATTGCTGACTACCCCAAACCTAAGCCAAAGCGCAAACAACGCTCTGCTAAAAAGCAGAGCGTTGTTGAGAGTGAGGGCGTTTAGTTTACAACTTTGAAATTGGTTGATTTTTTCAAAGTTATGAAATATGAGTTTATTAGTTTTATTGTATGACCATAAAAATTTTTACGAATTGTTATCGGTTCTAATCCATCCTTCAATATTTTTATTTCGTTACCTTTTACTTTCAAAACGTTAAATATAACGCCTTTCATCTCTATTTGTTTACCTGTCAAATCTTGAAGCGTAGAAAAAATACTACTTTCGTTTTTTGCGTTTGTTTTTTCGCTAATACCCATTAATCTTGCGCCACAAGTGGTCCCTAATGCCCAATCTTTACCTGTAATATCATCAAAAAACCACATTACTCGCTTGAGACCAGTTTTTCCGCATTTTTCACAGTGGTCTTTCTCATCATTGGTTCCGATATAAGTTGCTATTTTGGGAAAGTTGATTGAGTTAGTCATAATGTTTAAGTCCTTTGTTTTAGTTAGTTACTGGTTGATTTCTAACGTTAGTATACTACAGTTCCAACTATCGTACTTGACGGAAACCCTACTAGTACCCTACGTTTACCCTACGGTATAATATAAATGCCAACAATTCCTAACACAAAATTAAGCCTTGAGCGGTGGCGACAGTTAGCTCACATACCACCGGCTGAATTTTATAACTTAACATTTATGTCATGCCCTAATCCCCCCCTACCCCGAACCTCCTGTAATGAACAGTGGGGCATGTATCCTGTCGATGGTAGCCTCAACTACTTTGATTTAGCGACACAAATTAACATTTCAGTTGAGGAAATTACCGCCTATCTTGGCAATTCAATTCATCCTGAGTTTGTATGTGATACCCAAAGCTACCCCGCAAACTCCCCTTTTCCCCCTAATATCACTCATCAATACAGTAGTTATGATGGCAGATACTCGACAACCTACGATACCGCATGGCCTTCATATCCTCTCAGTCCTGAGTTCCAAGAAATGGGGATTAAGACTGAAAACGTCTTAGCCACAGCCACCCAAACGGGCGGGCAACTAACATTTGAAGATAGGGACAGTGACGGATTTTTCGAGACTGCTGTCGTTACCTTGGTTTTAGGTTCTCCACCGGAGAGTACCAAAGATTGTTGGATTAGTCTGCAATTCTCCGATGGCCGAGACGTTGGGCCAATCACCGTCACTCAAAACGACGGCGTTAATCTAATCATTGAACTCAACTCATACCAAATCATAAGCCAAGACCTGTATTCCCCATTTTACGACACTGGACAATTAGATGTATGCCAGTTGGCGGATGATGTCCTATTTACCGAGAGCGTAACGGCGGTAGAGACTTATCCCGACTTCACTAACCAAGGCAAATATAGCAGTTATACCTCGAACGGTTGCGGTTGCGGTGGTAATTGTGACGTATGCACCGCAACAGAGCAAACCGTATGCGTTCAACTAATCGGCAATAATCGAGGCGTTCCAATTCCTGCTGACTATGACGTGACTGACGGCTTCTGTAACTTAACCGACTGCTCTACATTATGTAGACCTGATAAAGTCGAATTATACTATTTCGCCAACCCCTGCCAGACAGAAAACTGTGATAGCGCATCTTGCGTTACTGGTGTTTGCGCCAAGTTTGAAAAGGCGCTCTATTATCTTTCAGCAACTAGGCTAGGCGATATATGCGATTGCTCATGCGCCGCTAACTCCTCTAATGACTTTTTCAAAGTCCAAAGGGAAGCGGGCGACGGCACGGGCAACAGCTACAACTCGAACAATGTCGGCTTTGAGATTGTAGAGAGTAGCCCGTTTGGGACGCGATGGGGAGAAGTTATGGCGTATCGGATTTTAAGAAATCTGCAAGAGAATAAAATCGGTGGAGTTGTTTGGTAGGTGATAAAAACTAAGGCGATTACCGCAAAAGTGCCAGATTTTAAGAAGGCAGAGAAGGAATTAAAACGGGCCGCTGATGACATTGGGGCGTTTATGTCGGCGCAATTTGCACTGACAACTAGAACGTGGTCAAAGAAAAACACCCCGAACTGGCGACCTAAAACGAAGTATACAAACCGAGCGTTGAGGGTTGAGGTATCGACTAGGAAAGCTATTTATAATTACGTGTCAGGTGGTACACGGGTTAGATGGGTAGGAATGAAGAAACCCGATGATTTTGTAGCAAAAACCAAAGTTGGCAGAATACCAGCTAAAAAAGGGGCGTTCTTTGGGACATACTTTAGCCCTAAACCCCTCCCCGGCATCAAAGCACGTGAATTCGATAAGCAAATTGAGCCACTAGCTAGAAAGCGGCTGAAAAAAATAGGGCGGAATTTATCCGCCAACTTAAGGAGATTTTCAAGATGACAGAATTAACAAGTCGTGGCGCTACATTATGGCTACAACCAGACTGTAGCGATGAGATTTATGAAATTCCGTGTAGTTTGCCCGATGATTTTACAATTTCAGAAGGTACAAAAACAACCGTTTATTGTATCAATTCGCTTGGCAAGTATGAGGCGACCACCAAAACCTTAGACGCTCCAGAAGATGTAGAGCTAACAATTCAAAGTAGCTTTGACACCGAGGCTAACTGGTTTGATACTCTAGTAAGCGAGGGTAAATGTGATTGGGTTATTTACATGTCTCTCCATTGCCCGAAACGTGGCGTTTTTGGTGGGTGGCAAGTTGTGTACCGCTTTGAAAATACCGAGTTTCAATCAATTGGAGTAACCGGATTAGGTGGAGATTTCAGGGCTGATAACGTGTTAGGTAAAACTTACACGATGATTGCAAGCCCATCTGACGTTACCGAGATCAGACCATATCAACTAGTTGACATCCCTAACACCGCCTACCCCTATGACATCAACGCTGTTGATTTTGCGTATGATGAGAATAACTGTGGCGCTGGTTGTGATGATACGATTGCCGCTTGTGAAACGATGGTAGCGGCTGGAGAGGATGATACCTCAACTCTGCAAAGTGTTACACTCGCTAACAGATGTGTTCAGGGTGAGATTTACGGGACGGGCGACATTAGTACCGCTATTCTTGATAGCGTCGCCTCTGTTGTTGCCACAATTTCAGGCGGCTTTGTCCGTAACGTTTACGCTTTAAACGTTCAACTAACGCCGGGCGTTGACATCGTTTATACTGATGACGGCATTACTTATACCGCCGTCCCACTCGCTACCGCTGGCGTAGCAGGTGGCCCTAATGCGCTGTTTGAAGGCCCTAACAATAAACTATTCCTGCTAACCTCTATCGGAGAAATCTACGTCTCTGAGGACAACGCCATTAGTTGGTCTCAACTATATGATGGCGTGGCTCACGGCTCTGATTCCTTGAACGCCGGCTCGTTCTTTGACGACATTACCGGCTTAGTTGGTGGCGATAGTGGTCATGTTTTATTCACCAAAAACGGCGGTGAGAGTTGGACAGAAAGCTCAATCAGCCAAGCCACAATCACCGGCAATATCATATCTCTTGAGTGGAGTGATGAGGCATGGCTTGCATTTACTGCCACTGGCGAATTTTACTATACGCTGATTGAGCAGGACGAAGTTATTAACGAGCTATCAGTACCCGGCGCTACGGGCAATACCGGCATTGATATGGTCGTTGACGGCTGTACCGTTTGGGTAGTGTACAATAAGGCGGCTGGTTCAAATCCGGGTACAATTGTATACAGTATCAATGGTGGGCGAACATGGGAACTAACAGACGCTATCACCAACACCGGATATAACGCTATTGCAATGGCAGGCGGCCAACCGTATGCGGTGGGGGCGGGTGGTATCATCATTAAAGCTACCAACGTTAAGCGATAAATTAAACTAAATCAAAAAACCCTCCTCAGTTGAGGGGGGTTTTTTGTTAAAGGAAAATACCAATTATGACTAAATCCCAAATGTTCGTAAACGATAACGGACAGACCTACAAAATTAAACCAATCAACAAATGGCTCTTAATGCTGAAAGCTGAAAAGCTAACTCATAGAGAGATTAAGAAGCCCGAACAGCCAACATATCTGCACACCTTCAAAACGCCAACGGGCGGGGAGCATAGCGTAACAGAGTTGATAACTCAGGTGATGGTTGACAGCCCCCAAGCCTCCGATAGTGACAAATCGCTGTGGGCATCGTATAAGGCAAAACTTAAGCAATATAACGCCACCTTCACCGCAAACTCTAACACCCTGACCATGACCAATGCGTTTGTGGATACACCATCCGATGAATTCATCGAAGAGTTAAGAGAAATGGATTTATTAGATGATATGAGCGCAGATGAAATTAAATTGATGTGGATTGCTAGCGAGGTTGCTCCATCTGAAAGCGAGCAACTACGCCTAAAAGAAGTTTTTCAAGCATTAAATGGGGTCAAAGGTGAAGACGTGGCGAAAGTCACCGAAACCTTTTGAGCCAACGGACTATAAAGGCGAACCGCTTGACTATTGGCTTAAGCAATTTTCAACCCCTTGGGGGGACGAAGACGGGCGGGTTTTTGAGCTATATTGCATGAAGGAATTAGGCGTAACTCAGGATGAGTGGGACGGGCTAGATTATTGGCATCGTGTAGAATGGACTGCCTATTTCGTCAATCAGAACAAGAAAATGGCAATTATGGATGTTGACCAAAAGTTACAAGCTAAGAAAAACACACCTAAGAAATAAGAGACAATAACTTATGGCATTTCAAAAAATAGGCTTAGAGGCCATATTCGATATAAGTAGCTTTACTCGTTCGGCTGGGACTTATCGGAGCGAAATAAAAAGTCTAAACCGTGTCACAGTTCAGACCAGCGACAGCATGAGCGCCGCCGGTAGTTCTTTCGGGAATGTTGGCGCAATTGCAGGCGGGGCCGCTTTAGCGGGCGTAGCGGCACTTGCGGCTGGTATGGTGGGACTAGGGGCGGCGGGTGTCTCTGTTTCAATCGCTCAAGAGCAAGCCTTCGCTTCCGTTTCTAAAGTCGTTGACGGGTTGGCGAATATTAACGCCGATGGATTGCTAGAATTAACAGCGGCTGGTTTGGAATTTGACCAAGCGTTGAGCGATTTGTCCAAAAAAATCCCCGCTACATTTGACACATTAGCGGAAACAGCAGGGCTAGGCGCTCAACTTGGGATTACTGTTGGGTTAGATACCGATGATGCACAAGAAACATTAGTTAATTTTGCTGAGAGCATAACAAGAACTAGTGTATCAACAGGAATAGATGAGGGGGAACTAGCTACCGTTTTAGCTCAGGTTACTAATGTATATGCGGGTTCTGTTGACGACAGGGCCGCTAATGTTGAGCATTTAGGCAATGCTGTTGTTGAATTAGGTAACAATTCCGCAACGACAGAAACTCAAATTTTAAGATTTACACAAAGGATTGCGGGGGCTGGAAATTCAGCGGGTCTTACTCAGGCTAATATTTTAGGGATTGGGGCGGCGTTTTCATCTGTGGGGATTACAGCCGAAACGGGGGGAACGGCGGTATCAAAAGCCTTAGCTGAAATTGATAGCATCGTCAAAGGTAGTTCTGATACATTCGCAGATAATACGGGGGCGATTGGCGAAAATAACGAAGCGCAACAGGCGTTAATAGAAAAATTAACACTCGCAAAAGGCAATTTGCAAACAATGGAAGCTCAATCAGGTATAACAGGGCGTTCATTGTTAGACCAAAGAGCGGCGTTTATAGCGGCAGGCGGGGCGGCTGAGGACTTTGGCGACCAACTAGGAGCAACCGAAGGGCGTGGTTTATTTAAGGCCGTGCGAGGTGTGCAAGATTTAGAGAATGAATTATCAACCCTACGAGGTACTGAGCAACAACTAATATCTACAAATGGTCAATTAGTAACTGATCCCGGCATTGGTCAGCTATATGATATTGCATCAAAAAACGCCCAAACGTTTGTTGATGAGCAAGGCAATGTGATCACGTCAATAGACCAATTTAGGGAAATTATAGCTAATGACGCTGTTAAGGGCCTAGAGCTTTATACCGGAGGATTGGAGGCAATACAAGCGGCGGGCGGGTCAATTGAAGGGGCATTAAGTGTATTAGATTTAGATAAAAACAGCCAAGCAGTTAGCACATTTAAGCTAATAGCAGGCGCTCAGGGGCAATTAGCCGAAAGTATCGACGTAGCCAACAGAGGGTGGGAAGAGAACAACGCCGCCATTAAAGAGAGCGACGCAAGATACGCCACTATAGCGAGCAAACTGCAAATACTCAAGAATGTTGGAAATGATGTTTTAGATACCATTGGTGATAAGTTACTCGCTTTTGGTGGCCCGTTACTGGTCAGGGCCACTGACAATTTAATAAAATTTAGTGATGTTTTTCAGACGGCGTTAGCTGGTATTGAAATACCAGAGTTGACGTTACCTGACTTTGATTTTTCAGGGCTGACTATTCCCGAATTTGGCCCTATAGACTTCTCAGCAATCGGCAGTGATTTATCAGACCTCGCTTTTGATTTTGGCTTTAGTGTTGACACGGCAAATCAGATATACGCCATCGGTCAAGCGTTTGACGAGGGCTTAGTCCCCGGCGTTAATGCATTCCTTTCCAGCTTCGAGGGCTTAGGGGCTATTGAATCGGCTGGAGGCTTGGCTGCGGTGCTTGGCTTTAGTCCTGAAACAGTAGGACTAATTAACGAATTAAGCGCTCAATTCACCTCCTTGTTTGACGTGTTTTCTACTTTCGACATAGGCCAGATAGCGGCCTTTGATTTCGGCTCTATTCTCTCAACAGCGATAAGCGGAGCGTCATCCATAAGAAATGATCTTAGAAATGATCTTATAGAAGGTGCGACGGCTCTTCTTGCGCCTCTCATTGACGGCTTTGTCGAGTTTACGAATAGCTCAGAATTTCTTGCGGGCGTAGACACCATGACGACGCAGATAGCAAGCATCATTGTGGCAGGTATCACAACAAGTGCCGAGGAATTGCCCGAATTGGCAGGCGTTCTGACTGGTTTAGCGTTACAGATTGGGAGGGGGTTAGCGGCGGCGGCTGGTGTTTTGATTGTTGTAGGCGGACAATTAGCGGCTAAGTTAGGGGCTGGTTTTGTCGAGTACTTTACAGGCGGAGAATTAGAGATTGCCACAGTCTCGGAATTAAATACTACACTTGGCAGAATTAGCGAACTGACAGCAAATGAGGCATTGTTAGCGTTTAATGCGGTTGGGATTGCATTAGCGCAAGGAATCGCAACAGGTCTTGAGATTGGGCTTACTGCCTTAACATCAGGCATAACAGCCATATCTCAGGCAATTGCTGATGAGTTCGCCGCATTTTTTGGTATCGCCTCCCCATCTACTCTATTTGCCGAATTCGGCCTCAACTTAATACAAGGACTAGTACAAGGTATCATAAACAACGCCAGCTTAGTAGCGGATGCATTGACAGGTACTCTAGGGGCTGGTATCGCCGCTGTTGGTGAGGGCTTAGGAACGCTGACAGAAGGCTTAGAGTTACCTGAGTTAAACCTTGGAGAACTCCTGACGGGCGGTGAGGCCGACCCATCTGGAGGCGGAATATTCGCCTTTGCAACGTCAATTAAGGACGGGCTAGGCTCGGCCTTAGCCGAGACGGGCGAAATTGTATCGTCAACCGTGGCCCCTGCCTTCGCAGACATTGGGGATGTCACCGGTGTTTTTCAAGAGGAGGCAACTGCAACTAGCGCCACATTGACAGGCCAATTGTCGCCCGCTCTCTCTCAAGTTGGCTCTGTGATGTCAGCTAACGTTATACCCGCTTTTGATACTGTGGCAGGTACAGTAAGCGGAAACGTCAACCCTGCGCTAGGAGCGGCGGATACGGCGATTAGGAAGATAACACAGGACTTGCAACGGATGAACAGCATGCTACTAAAACTTAATCCGGTTGTCGAGGCGTTTGGGATGTGGTGGGACGTGGTAGCAAGCAATGCAGAGGCGGCTATAGAGCCACTGACTGAAATTAAAAACCTGCTAGGAGAGATTGCCTCATTTTTGCAAGCAATCCAAGCGGCAGGCGGTGGAGGAACGGCTCAAGGCGCTAATGCTACGGCGGCTGGTGGAGCGGCGGGCGGTATTGCAAGCGGTTCATTTAGCTCTTTTAGTTCAGTGCAAAATAGCTCAAGTGTGAATAATTTTAACTTGACTGTAAACAGCCAACAGCCAGCGGCTAGTTTAACCGCTGACTTTGGCAGGTTGCAGGCTTTGGCTTAGGGCCTAAATCTAATCATTGCCTTTTAAATAAAAATGAGAGTGTGTGTATCCATCATCAAAATAAATAGCTTGTTCATAAATTTTATCGTCAATCTGATAAACAGGGCGGCGTTGTACTCCAACCCTGCGTAATAGCTTGGCCTTGCCTTGCAAAATTGCAAGGCGCATTTCTTTTCCACTCATTTCTTTTTTATGTTTCATTGTGTTACTCCTATTCTAACTTGACTGTAACCAGCTAATAAAAAGGCATCATTCAACTAGACTGTCTAGCGTAATGGTAGCCAGAGCGTTAGCTTTAGCTAACCATTGCATTTCAAACTGCAAGTCCATAACAACATCAGTACTTTTTGAACGCCCGCCTTGCAGATCAGAGGCCAAATCAAGAGTTGCAACAGATAAGTCTTTGTGAGCGATAAGGTCGATAATTTTATTCATATGGTCGGCGTAGGCGTTTCCCTTGATGTAGGAAACGGCGGTGTGGGTGTCAGTAATGTCACCTGTTAAAAAATTGTTATTTGCGAGATGCTGTAAATGTTGTACTATTCGTTCTTTAGTCATAGTTGTTGTTGACATTACTTGGTCTGTGTCATCTTGGTCTGTAGCAGTCAACGCAATAACTGTTTCAGTTATTGACTTACCGTTCCAATATGCTTCCATGATAGCCATGTCGTCATAATCATAGATTGTTGTTTCGTTAGTGTCGAATAATTCATTGTCTAGGTTAAATCTGAAAGTGTCTAAACCTTTTACTAGTTTTAATTTAGCCTTAGCAGTCATTCCGGCCTCATCTGCTTTTACTGATAAATAATAAGCGGGGTTCATAATTGAATTAGCCATTTTATAATCTCCGTTAGTTGTTACTGGTTAATTTGGAACTGACTACAGTATAACCTACTTTTCTAATTCGTACTTGACGGGAACTATACGATTACCCTACGTTTACCCTACGCTATAAAATAAAACTATGAAAACACATAAGATAATTCCACGCCACACAACCGGCTATGAGCTACCACGAAATTGGTATATCATTACCTCTCACCCTGCTAAAAACCACATAACTAACCCCTCATTTGAGCGTTCTTTAGTCGGCTGGTCAGGGTATGCCTCCGTTGCAAGGACAGGTATAACCAGTCACAACGGGGGGTATTCGCTCCAAATGTGGGGTGATGGGGTAACAGCCAACGATGATGTCGGAACTGATATAACCGCTACTATCCCCGACGATGGGGTATATACCGCCTCGTGTTACGTCCTGTATCCTTTCGCCCTCACAGGCGAAACTAGAGAGGTTACGCTTGCCATCTGGCAGACTGTCCCGACCAACATCATAGCAATATCGACTAAGCCGACTGATATAGATTGGCAACGGTTGACGGCCACGGCCTCGCTAACAGCGGGGACAGTCGGGGTATCGCTGTATCTTGGTACAAACGACGTTACCCGAATTGTGTATTTTGATGGCGTGCAACTAGAAGCGGGCGGGGTGGCATCAACTTACTTCGATGGGTCTACCCTTGGCTTTGGGAATGATGACAGCAATAACTATTACTGGCTAGGCGTTCCCCACCAAAGTGAGAGTAAACGGCTAACAACTCGGAGCGGTGGCAAGATAGAAAACTTCTCAGAATACGGTTTACAATTTACTAACTTCGCTGATGTGAATTTTACCACATACGATAATACCGCTACTAATTTAGCTCTACAGCCCGGCGCTCTATACCGTCGCACGATAGCGAACGAGCGTGATTTTTCGCTATCGGGTTCTGTTTGTGGCGCTCAGTTGGATTTAGTTCAATGTGACTTATTCGGAATTGAACGAATTGTAAAACCAAATATCGCCAGCCAAGACGGGTTGCTCAGGCTCTTGTATCAAGATTGCGAATGTGACGGGCGACTACTCCAGATTGATGCCGTGTACAACGGAGGATTAGAGGGCAACATATCGGGCCTATATCAACAGGATGTTAGGCTAAACTTTACGGCCTATAACCCATTCTTTCACCGGATGCGAGAACGGGGGCAGGCGTTAGAAGTTTCTCAGCTAGTCGTTACTAAACATTTAGCGATTAGAGACGAAGCGGGTAAGTGGGTAGAGCCAACCGGCGGGATACCGGATGGTGAAGTATTCAAATTAGAATACTTTGGCGATGAGTTGTACGCGATGGGGCTATTCGTCAACGCCGGAACTACTCTGTTAAATCAGTTTGGTTTGTATATTGATGGTGCATGGACTAATGCAATCGGGTTTGTCGGTGGAGATGTACCAAGCGACTTTACCGTAACACCTGACAGGACTTTCTTTTTGCTTGAACAAACAGCCGCTAATCTTTCACGTGTTAGCTACTGGCGAAGTGGTGACCCGTCACGAATTACATTAAATCTATGGACAGACAGCGACCAATTTAGAGTAATACAATCCGACAATCGAGGCCGCATTTATGTAGCAGGGACAAAGGACAGAATAGAACGGCTAGAAAACGGAGTGTGGTCAACGCTTGCCGATGGGTTGGTTGGTGAGGTTTTTGATATAGATATTGACCGTGATGGTAATGTTTCGGCGGCGGGCCTGTTCAATACGTCAAACGGTATAATCGGTGAGACTATCGGGGCCGAAACAACTGATTTTGAATTGTTCTGTGAGCCAACGGCAGATATAACTCCGATTGAGTTAGATGTACAGATTAAGGTTGTGTCTAGTGAATACACTACACTCAAATTAACCACAGACAATAACAATGTAAGCGATAATGACGCAATCGTAAGTTATGCATGGAGCAATGACGGCAATGTAAACACTGCCGCAACCAGAGACGTAATTGGTTACGATGTCATGCCCGCACCTGTAGCGGATTATGTCACTCTGACTTTAGTCGTTACCACGGCAAGCGGTAACACGCTTACACAAACCATCGTGTATAATGTGTATGACGATGATGACGGCGCTAGTACATTACTCCAATTTAGAGCAAGTGAGAATAAAAAAGAGTATAGTATCCTCACGGCTATTCCGTTTACGGCTTCATGCTGTATTGAAACTGATGATAGTGGTGACTGTGAGAGCGTGACAACAGAGACGGCAAGCGGTGAGAGCGAAGATGACCCAATCGCATCATGGGACTGGTCAAACGACGCTAACGCCAACGTTTACACCACCAAAACGCCAACGATTGACCTGACGGGGGTAACGCCGGGCGGTTCGGTGATTGTCACACTGTTGACGACCACAGATAGCGGTGCTACTAACGAGAATACCATCACGTTTGACTATTCGGCTGACAACTTGCTAACTGAAAGTAGTAAGAGTGAAGTGATAACGAATTACACCATTATTGATGACCCCGGTGGGTTCTTTCCCTACTATAATTTTATCAGTCTACAAAATGGTCAATGGCAAGGGCAATTATCTGGCCCTGCAACTTTTGCGGTTCAGAGTATCAATGATGCCCTGTATGTTGGAAACGACCAAGGGATCAACCAATGGGTTGATGGGGAAATGGTTGTTGTTGGGCGAAACATCGGGCGAATTAGGGCGTTGACCGTTGACGAAAATGAGGATTTATTGTCTGTTGGAGAGGGTGGCGCTTTTGTGTGGGACGGCTTCGTATTGCGTGATTTAGGGCTTAGGTTTCAGATTGGAACTAAGACTAACACCATTGCCAGCGGTTCTAATGGGCTGATTGCTATCGGCTATCAAGGGATTAGGGCGTTAAGGTCAAGCGGAGTAACTAGCATTTTTTATAGTGGTAGCGTTGAGAGCAAGCCAAGAATAGTAGTTAGGGGCGAAGGGCGACTACTGGAGGTTAGGAATAACTCAACGGGTAAGGGGTTGTTATTTGATTACCTAATCGGTGATGGTGAATATGTTGAGATAAACCTAGAGGGACAGCCAAGCGCCAAAAGTAGCTATTTACAGGACATACCGTTTGAAGTTGGCACTGAAACCGAAATGTTTCTACTGGAAGGGAACAACGATATAATTTGCTTCATAGACAACGCCACAGCGCTGACAGAGGCTAGTATCATCAGTCAACCGAGCCACCACGGTATAAACGCTCTATGTTGTGCTGATGACACAGACGAAGCGGCTGACGTTGTAGACGTGCCAGTCGCTCCATGCTGTGGTTATTCATACGAAATTACTGATAAAGCAGTGGGGTGTTACGATGATGTTGAGGTGGGGAGTAAACGGTATAACCCGTTTACGGGACGGTTTGAAATTAGAGTTGCTTAGTCATCTAATGATTTTACCACGGTTAAATGCTTATGATCTGATTGAAAAGGAACAGGGGTATCAAACTCATTATCAATATATTTAATCCAAATATCACACACCCCCCCACTCGTGCATTCTTCCGTGACTAAAGCTAATCTGTCATCATATCGCCCATGAATTCTTACCATACTTCCTACTTTTACATTGTTATTCTTTATCATTTTTGTTGCTCCTTTAGTTAATGGAATTTAATAATGCTTAGATTTTTCACCCCACAAGGTCGATATAACCGAATAATCAAACCTCTCTCAGTTGACGTGGTGCGAAGCCTTAATAATATACCCGTTCTGACAATTACTCTGCCACATTCTCTACAGATTGACCGTTTCATATCCCCAACCATTACCTTTGATTGGACGCTACAGAAAAACGTGGCGTTTGTCGGTGGCTCTGGCTTTGGCTCTGAGCGTAGCCAGTTCACGGTTGAAGATATTGACCTTGACACTACGGCAATCTTAGGCCGTGCTGAGATATTCACATCTGCTGATAGTTCAGACGAAACGACCCTAACCGAGGCGGGATTGACGATCATTAGCAAGAATAAAACCCGACCAACGCAGAGCGCAGATTTTAATAATGCCCTCAAGTTTGGTGAGGTTTTTGAATTGCCACTGATGGCTACCGAGTTTGAAAACAACAGCTTGGCGGTGCTAGATGTACCAAGCTGGCAAACTGAACTGTGGCGACTAAAGCGGGTGACATTGGATGAGAACGAGGCGGAGTTACAGTTCAGAGGCTTAAACAGCCTGCTAGAGGACAGGATCGTCTTAGACGTTGGCCCACTCACAGGCCATGCGGATGACCTTGCTAAACTACTAGCACGGAACGCCATGACGATAGATGAGAGGTCTGTACCTCGCTTATCGGTGGCTAATGATTTGAGCAAGGCCCCGATTGTTACAATCGAGGACATCCGTTATCGCCCGCTCTTTGATGTGTTGACCGACCTTGCCGATTTAGCAGAGCAAAAAGGGACGGCGTTCTTTTTCAATATTGAAAGCACGTCCGATTTTGCCCTACGTTTCTCGACTTTTGCGGTTGAGTTAGGCGGTAACAAGTGGATAGCTGATACCGAAGAGTTGAAAATCAGGGGCGGTGATTTTGGGCCTCCTGTGCTTACGGCTTCGGTGTTAAGTTAATTTTCTATCTATCGCTACCATTGTAGCAAAAAACTTGATACGCGCTTCTTTTTCTATATCAAGTTTTAATTGCTCAAACTTATCAGAAACTGTCATGGGATATCCGTCACAAAATTCGTGAGTTAGCTGGTCTAATAAGCGCTCAAACGTGAATTGCTCACACTCTGTTATTAGCCGCTGTATTTCTCCATTATGCCACTTGTGAATTTGCTTGTATGGTTCTTTAATCAAGAGATTGTAGAAATTCATTTTTATTGTCTCCATTAGATTACATCAGCCTCATTATTCCAGTAATCTCCAAATTATTATTACTTAATTTGGCAGTATGAAAAATACCGGTATCAGTATCGTGTACGCAATATTTTACCCCGAAATGTCCAGCATAAGGAGCGACTTGGTAACGACTATCAATTTTCCCGTTAATGGTAAAATCCTTAATGTGTTCTTCCGTTATCCGCCAAAAAGTAGACATGAAACCGGATAAAATTCGTTTTTCATTTTCCTGATTAAATTGTAAAAATGAAAAAATATCTTTTGCACTATCTATACCCTTCCCAAATAATCGCATGGCGATTTTATCTTCATAATGATCTATTCTTGTTTGTGGCATGTAAATTCGCTTACGTGACATTATATTTTAGCCTCCCGATTGGTTTGCATTGCTTGCGCTTGGTGTAATTTAGTATTTAAGTTAGTCATTTTAATCTCCGTGACATAATTAGTTGCTTCTTTGGGGCTTATAACCTTTTGCAAAAACGGGCAAATGTGACAAATGACTATAGCGATATGTGCATGTTACACCATATTGAACATATTGAATTACAATAGTGCATCTTGTTTTTTTCACAACAATGGCGACACCATTATCTGATTGAGATTCTTCTATTAGATCGCCAAGTTCGGGCGACATAGTTTTTATAACTTTTCTGCTTGGAAACTTTATAAGTAAAGCTAAGATGTCTGGAGCCATTTTGTTTCTCCTGTTACTGGTTAATTTGGAACTGACTACAGTATAACCTACTTTCCACTATCGTACTTGACGCTAACCCTACGGGAACTATACGATTACCCTACGGTAATAATCTTATGAGCTTTGAATTAGACGTTGTCAAACGAATTAAATCACTAGAGAAATCAGCCGCCAACCGGCGCAACTTCGCCCAACCTCAACAGTCTGAGATCGTGGGGATTAACGGCGCTTCGTTTACCGTGCAGTCTGCGTTTGATTACGTTTTAGGGTTGATAGCATCGCTAACGGCAAGGGTGCTTAGTCTTGAGAGCGCTGTCACGGTTATTCAGAATGAAATAGCCGGTATTGTACCGAGTACCGTTACTCTAAATATCCGAACTATCACAGTATCAGAAACACTTTTGACCGATGATTACACGGTTAAATGTGACGCAACGACGGGGGACATAGTTGTCACCCTGACGACGGCGAACATACGCCAATTCTACAACATAGTTAAAATTGATAGTTCGGTTAATCTAGTGACCTTAACGCCCGATAGTGGCACAATAAACGGCGGCGCTACTTTGATAATCTCCAAACAATGGACTAGCCGACAGGTTCATTGTGATGGGACAGATTGGATTGTTTTGTAAAACGTTTTAGAATTTAATTATCACTTGGTTAGCTTTTGCTATTGGCAACTTCCGTTTCCATTGCTTGGCGATAAGAGTATCATTTTCGCCTTTTAACGTCACGAGATACTTACATCGTAACCCACCCGGCAATGATGCTAAATTCCTGATTTTACTGTCTATCATAGTTCTATTAGTTTGATAATTTAACATTTTGATCTCCGTTTAGTTAGTTGGCTGGCAGTTTTTTTAAGGTCTGCCAACTTGTATTTTTCTTACCATTCCAATCTGTCGCCTTCGCAATCAATATCGTGAGTATCCATCATGGCGTTTAAGATTGCGGTTTTCCTACAATCGGCCTGCCATCGGATTTCGCTGTAACCGAGAGCATCACAGTATAAAGCATCTTTTACGAAGTACTCAACAGTACCCCACCGATTTAGGAACGTTTGGAGCATAAAACGGTTGTTCTCGTTTTCTCCTCCAAAGGTTTCTTCTGTTAAAAGCTCAGGATTAACTGACACCCCTGAGAATAAAGCCTCATCCTTAGTTGCTGGACGGGTTTTAGTTGAGCAAGCCAGCCATCTAACATCGCCATCAGTTAGGATTAAATCGCCATCTTTTCGGATTTCGACCACTTGAGAAACTTCCATTCCCAGATTTACCACGACTTGATTTTTTACAAATTCCATATTACACCTCCCAGTGTAGAAAAAAGTTTAGCTGACTTTGTCAGCTTATGTATTGGCCCTTATCCTGTTCATCCCTTTGGTTCATAGAGCCGGGTGAGACCTTTCGGTCGTGCCTCCGCCTCTCCCCAAAGGGCAGGCTATTTAGTTGTGCTAGTGGGTGGTGAAGCCACTAGGAACTAATTTCTAAATATCATAATACCATGCATTTTCAATCCGTACTTGACGGAAACTATACGATTACCCTACGTTTACCCTACGCTACAAAGGATATAAACTATGTCATACACCGAAAACTCAATTTTCACAGCAAATATAACTATGTTGGATGCCTTTGGCAACTTAAAAGTATCTAATCCATTTACTTTATTTGATGCCAAACAGATACACGATAACTTACCTCTTCACTTTGACGACCAAGAAACCAGTGGCTCTGGCACGTCTAGCACGTTCGTTATAGCGGATGCTAAGTCTGTGTTAGCTGTTGCTAACCTGACGGCGGGAAAACGAGTGAGGCAGTCGTTTAGATGTCTGAACTACCAGCCGGGCAAGTCTCAAGAAATCGCCATCACTGGTAATATAAACGATAAGGAAAGCGGAATAACTAAACAGGTTGGTTATTTTGAGGATGATAATGGTATATTCTTTGAAGCCTCAGACGACTTCTATTTTGGCATCCGTAAAAATGGAGTTGATAGAAAAATAGCCATTGCAGATTGGACGTTCAACGGAGTAGCTTGGGCTGATAGTGGTTACACTATGGACTTTACCAAAGTTCAAATATTCATTTTTGATATGGAATGGTTGGGCGTTGGTTCGGTTCGGTTCGGTTTTCAGCTTGACGGCCTGCCTGTTTACGCCCATGCGGAACACCATGCTAATACCACGTACACGGATGTCTATATGCAATCCCCAAATCTTCCAATTCGGTATAGCATAGAAAACGATGGGACGGGCGGAATATCGGAACTAGATACAATTTGCTGTGTAGTGAAGAGTGCGGGCGGACAACAAGAGGCGGGCCAAACTAGGGCCATAGACCGTGGCACAACCTCGTTTTCAACTGGAAATAATACCAGTATACACCCGTTACTCTCGTTTCGATTGCGTTCGGGGTGGGAAGGGGCAACAATCAACACAATCAAGGCATCCATTATTTGTACTTCAAACGCCGATTTTAGATGGGTTTTAATAGTCAATCCAACTATAGCGGGCGTTGACGCAGTGTCATGGGTGACACTATCGGATGCCGCTATTGAGTATGATATTAGTCGGACTAACGTGAATACTCTAAGCGGTGGGTTTCAGCTAATCAGCGGGTACGGGAATAAGGCCAGCGACATTGTCACCCCTGCCACCATTTCAACTATTCGCCCCGGCGTTGCGATTGACGGGACGGCGGATGAGTTTATACTAGCAGTTCAGAATATGTCATCAATTAACGAAACTTACTACGCTTCATTAGTAATTCAGGAGAGTTAAATGAGAAATTGGACACGTGAACAAGCACAGCAATGGGAACGATTAAGCCAAATTACACCAGATTTATCAGCAAATTTTAGGGAACGAATAGTAACGGCAATGACGGCCTCAAGTTTTGTCAACTTTGATTCAATAAAGGTTGTTAAGACAGCGGCTGACTTTGAAAATGCACGATCAGATATTGAGTACTGGTTGGATGGGACAGTTGATCTTGGAGCCATGCCTATTGTTGCCCCTGTCGGTGGCTTAAATATTCGTGGTTTTGATTTTGATATTAGTAAATTAACGTCAAGCGCTCCAAATTATACCATGTTCACAAGTCCAGTGGGTGGGAGTGGTAACATCCTAGGGGCTGATTATGCCATAGAAGTCACTGGAGCAAATAGTCAGGTTTACGATTTGGTTTCAGACACTGGCTTTGAAGCGTTTGAATTTGCCCGCATCAACTACAATAATTGTACCAGTCTCGGCAAAATTGATAATTATCGGCAAGGGTTGGAATTTGGGACGGGGAGATTTGGGGGACAACCGTCTTTAGAGTTGGTCGGCATTTGGGTCGGTGGTTATCGGATTACGACTAGTATTGTTAGAAATATCGACAACGCCATGACTGAACCGTTATTCAAAGCGGGCGCTGGTTTCATGATGGAAAGTCGATTTTTAACCGACATAAACGCCGATATGGGGACGCTTGCCCCTTTTACCGACTTCGCCCCATCAAACTTTCCTAACCCTTCTACCTTTCAAATTCACGGCGCTATTTTTACCAGAAACGGCGTAAGCGATGCGGAGGATGCCACAATCTTACCTAATATTGCATCTGGCGATTTATCATCAGACTGGTGGAGAAATCAAGGAGTAATGAATACCTTTGTTGGTGGTGTGCAGACAACAACCGTTGAGATTGAAACCGAAATTGATACAATGGCCCAATTCGAGGACTTGCTAGGAACTTTTGCCGCTACCGATTTACAGCATTTTGATGTATTCGCCAACGGGCAACTGCGCCATCTCGGTAAAAACCCCAGAGAGTTCAGAATATTCGGAGATTTTACTATTGATGGAACATCAAACGACGAATTAGTCTTAAAGGTGGTGAGGTGGGATAATAGTATTGCTGGCTTTGTTGATGTCTACTCGCAACTAAGGCCCGTCAACAGTTTAGCTGGTGGGCGAAACGTTGCGTTTTTCAGCTTCACGGCGGGCGTAACGATGGATGAGAACGATTATATCAAACTGATGATTGCTAACAATTCAGGAACGGCTAACGTAACAGCTGAGTTGGACGGGTCGTATACGGTACTAGAACGTTAAACCAAAAAGAGCCTCCTAGGAGGCTCTTTTTTAGTTCTAAACTTTGCGGTCCGAAGCTAGACTATACCATCGTTGCATTTTTTCACTTGTTCTTTCGTCAACCATTTTTCTTAACCCTAGCCAAAAGTCCTCAGCCTCTCCTTTATGCCATGTACACAAAGGAGAGGCCCTACCATAAACAGCGCCATAAACGTCTAACCAAACTTTTAACGTGTCGTCATTGTTGTATCTTATTCTTAAAGTAAAACGATTAAGTGTTTTTACATCAGTTAATGTGCCATATCTCGTATCGTCGTCGTCTCTGTGTGCAAAAAAAATACCGTCTATTGCTGGCGCTTCAATTTTAATTGTCGTCATTTTTCTCCTTCAAGCGCTCTGAAAATTTAAGCATTTTTATTTTAACTTCTCTGGAAACCATCTCTGCCAATTGCTCCCAAAACACAAAAGCGTTTTTGTCTGTATATTCGTAGATCGTTTCACCGTTGGGTGTTTGTAGATCAATCGTAATATTGGTAGGTGTGTTAAAAATATTAACTCCTAATATAAAACGCCTAAATGTAACAATATCTGTAAGAATTGCTCTGTCTATCTCATCATCGACTATTAAAACGCCCTTAATGGGGTGAGGTTCTGCCCACTGCCTAGGCTCTATAACTAGTGTCATTCCACACACCCCCACCCCTCTTTTACCAAGTCATTAACCGGCCTGTACCCTGTCAATCGGGGATTACCAGCCGGATTGCCAGCGGCGTTGACGTTCTTGGTTCGGGCGTAAATTTGCGCCTTTTTCTCATCCCAAACTAATTTAGTAATCCTACAAGTCCTATGCCCGTTTGTGATTACTTGCCCCTCTTTTAGCGGGCTATGGTTAATCAGACCCTCGTGACCTACGAGGCCCTTTAACGCTTCTCGAATTGTAGCGGCTATGCTTGGTTGTCGATATTCAATCTTGCCATTGTTGACTTTGCCTACTGCGAACATTGTTTTAGTCATTATTTTTCTCCCAAAGTTTCATTACTATTGATAATGCCGTCGCAGACGTTAGCGGCAAAAGACAAAACCGTCCATCTTTTGAGCAAAAAATATGCTTTTCATATTCTGCGAGCGTATATCTACCACCAGCTAATTGCAAAGAGACGCTATCTGACTTTTTTAGATATTCAGCTTTTGTATTAACAGGAATATTCCCAATCGTTAAATTATTCAATTGTTTTGCGAGATTTTCCATGTCCATTTGTTATGTTCCCACCGGTATAATTATTTCGTTCCAATCGGTTAATCGACTATCAGCGAATAGTGACATTATAGAATTGATTACTTGTTGAGACAGCCCAACCGTGTTAAATCGTCGTCGCTCATAGATTACCGAGAGTGAGCGACTGCCACGGGCTACACTGAAATGGTTAGCGTTGTGGCCCGCCTGAGTGATGATGGCGTAAAATTGTTTGATGGTCATCTCGGCAACCCTAGGAGGTAATATTGATTTTCGGTTTTGGTGTAAGCCGCTTTGTAATGCTTGCGACCGCTTTTTCGTTTCAACGTTATTGTGTGTGGCGTAGTGTGGATTACAGTATACTTAACACTCTTTACTACAATTTGAGCGCCGATAGTGATAGCTTTGATAGGTGTGTTAATCATCATTTAAGTCCTTGACTTCCTAAGATAGGCTCATTCTACCATGCTTTTCTAATCCGTACTTGACGGCAAGCCTACGATTACCCTACGCTATTATAATTCCTAGTCTCAAAGCCATCTTAAAACACTTCTTACAAGTAATTTCTTTGAATACCTTGTTGTTTCGTGGTAAGTATTTGCCGTCTCCTTTCGACTGACTGCATAAATATTCACCTTTGGCCCGCTTTAAGCGGCCTGCCTCAAATGGTTCATCAAAAACAACATGAGTTACTGTGTTTTTGGTCATCCCCTCATAGCCCCAACAATGCGGCACACTGTAAGCGTTTGCCCAGACGGGTTTAATCCCGATATGATAGTTTGTCATTGTTTATTCCTTCACACTCACAATCACGCTTTTACTGTAGCTCAGACCCCACCCTCTCGCTTGGCGGAATACGCCTGTTCCTGTTTTATTTATTGTGCGATGCAATAAGCTATTAAAGCCTGATTTGCTGTGATAATCTAGTTCTTGCCACAGTTCACCGTAGCTGACGGCCCCATCAGCTAGTAACACCATCAGCCGATATTGTTTTTTGCTGAGTTGTAGCACTTGGTCGTCTATGCTTATCAGTCTCCGGTTCTTGTCTATCGTTAAATTGATTGTGTTCATAACTCTTCATAACCCCAGTTCATAACTCTTCATAACAACTCTACTACTACCCTCTACAGCCCCTATACAGGCCGCTGTGGGGGTAGTAGTAGGGTAGTAGTAGGTGTTTATTGTTCTCCGAATTTAGCTTTTAATCGTTGATAAATATTAACAACCTTAATCTCTTGCGTTTTTACCACAAAATAAGCATCATCAAAAAAATCAATCTGGCTTGCGTTTCCGTGCTTCCCACCTCCGAACCAGTAAGGAAAACCGACCAAAACCGACCCGTCGCCATGAATATCAATCACATACTCCTCAACCTCATAATGTCGAGATGTTTCTTTAGGTTTAACTTCGCTTGGTATACCTTGGTCTCTGATGGATAAGTAATAAAAGTCTGAATCGTCTTCTATACTTATGGCTCTTTGAAAAACACTGTCCACGTTATCAGATGTTAAGTTAGTTTCGAGAAAACTAACCTCATAGCTCTCATTATCCACACTATCCGAGACCGCAAACCGTAACGCATACGCCATCAAACATTGTGTAGCTGTCATGCCCTCTGTTGTTATTTCTATCATTGTTCATACTCCTTTATCACGTTTAATATCCTGCCCCGATAACTGCCAGCGTTTGGTATCCCCAAAATATCACCTACCGATGCTTGAGTAATCACGCCTTTTTTACGTTTAATCTTATCACTATTTGCCGTCAAAACCTCAAGGTCTGTCTGTTCTTTTGGTGGCAAAAGAAACAACTGGTTTATATCTGCCTTCTGTTCAAACTCCAAAGCCTCCACGTCTATGCTGTCTAGCTCAAAAACGAACGGCATGCCAACCGTGGGCACGGCTAACCCGTATCTAGTTCGGTCAGGGTCACTTACCGCTTTACCTCGATTTTGACTAGCGAGTTTGGTTAATTGCTCTTGCCATATCTTTTTATGTTGCTTGTTTGACCGTTGCGAAAATATAGCATGGCTCATTGCATCAAAAGCGCAATCCCCCATAAAGATTTTACCAAAGTTAGATAACTGTTGAGGGTCAAAACCACAACTTGATTTAGTAAAACCCTGATTATCCATAATCAACACTTCGCCATACTTTCTGCCAGCCGTGGCGACTGGTTCAATGATTTTACTGAATTTAGTATTTGAGTATTCGCCAATTTCAGAAGCTATTAAGATGTCGATATAATCAGGCTTTTGCTCTTTGCGTTTTTGCAACACATCCACGGCATAATGTGCAAAGTTCTCGGCATAACCCAAATCATCAGAAACCACTTTTGTAAACCATTTATCTGCTTCGTTGTGCGGGTCATAGATGTGGTAGCCTGCTGATTTGTGGGGTTTTTGTAGCAACCATACCATTAACTGAATTAGCGTCGTCTTACCGTCTCCTGTACCGCCAAAAACAGCGATGTGGGGATTGTGAGACGGAAGGCAAAAGGTATTAAGCCAGTCGTTGTTAATCTCGATTTGTGGGTCGTTATCTGCCAGCAAAGTTGGGGGGTTGCTTTCAAGTATCGGAGATTTAGAGCCTCGCACTTTCTCCCTTTTAATCACTAACTCAACTTGCCGTTCTTGCCAGTCTCGTTCACGGTCTTGATAGTGATAGAACGCTTTAATGAATGGGATGGCAAAGGCCCAAGCCACCGCTAAAGGTATGGCGATGGTGATAGCGATTGCGCCGAGATTAGCCCACAATTCGACATAAAATTTAATTGGGGCAAGGTAAAGGTAGACAACCGTCGCAAACAATGCTATAATGATTTTATTGTATTCTTGCCCCATTATTTATTCTCTCCTTTGCCTTGAGCGCCTCAATCCCTTGTTGAGGCGCTTTTCGCTTTCTACTCATTTTAATAGTCTAAAATGGAAAGTATTTAATGTGAATTGATAATGAAATCCTTGCTTTTCAGAAAAGAGTTTGGGGTGTTTACGTGTGTCTTTTATAGCAAAGCCGTAAGTTCTAAAAAGCCTCATCCAAAATAACCCGTCTGATTTCACAAATTGAAATAGTTTAGAATTATAGTGTATCATTTTTCTACTCAACTAACTTGAGTTGCCCCCATGCTTTGTTTCTCTCTTTGTACGCCTTTCCATTCTTTTTTATTCTTGCAACAAAAATAGAACATTGAGTATCACTGTAATACTCACAACCAACAACAATCACATTGTCTTTACTATCCTGTGCGCCTGCATATTTGACTGTATCCCCAATCTTAAACGGGCAAAGTTTGTCAGCAATCTGTTGTTCAATTGCTTCTTTTTTCTCAATTGCGTTTTTGATTGCTTGTATATGTGTTTTTCGCTGAATTTTTAAGTTTTCTAAGTCCATAATTAACCCCGCCCTAGCAAAATCAATATTCGTCCCATTATTCTTGCTCCACAACTCTAATACTAAGTAGTACATCACAAGATGTCTCTCGTTGATTTAACATCCAAACTTCAACACACTCATTAGAGTAGCCCTCACTATCCCCCACCCAAACAGTACCGTTATTGTTCGGTAACTGTTGAAGCCACTCGATTAACTCTTTAATTGTTACCCCGTTGGTATTTTCTAACATAATCACATCCTCTAATTTGATTAAAGCAGGGTATCGTATCTATGATACCCTGCTTTTTAGCTAACCCCGATGATGATTTAGCCACTCGCTAAACCACCAAAGGGGGGTAATCTATTTAGGCTGATGGGTATCGACCCCACACTACCGTATACAACGGCGTTCTACCAATTAAACTACAGCCCTGACCAGCCCTCAACCCCCAATAGAAATTAATGGCTGGCCTCGTGAAAGGGGGTTTTGCGTGTGAGGTATGCACCCCACGCTTAACGACTTTAGCAGGTAGCTAACCTACTTAGTTTCGCTATTCGACAGTGGGGGAATCGGACTCCCGTCAATCTTTTTGGAAGATTAAATATACGAGCCACTTATCGACGGGCTACCGCCTAGCCTCTCGCAATCCAGACAACTACTTTGCTGTCTAAGCATTTACACCACATGCTGACTGTCGGTATTTGTTACTCTGTTATTTCAGGCAAATCAACCCATTTGATAACGTCACAAAGTACAAATCTTTCACCGTCAAACGTTTTCCAATTCCATTCATTTGTGGCTAAAATCACAAGATAGTTGCCTTTCTTATCCGGTAGTTTTTCGTCAACGCTCCATATTACGCCCTTTCCATGCCGATGTTTCCAACCTTCCCATGCGAGGTTCTCAAACTCAGAGATTGGCCCCGTCGCCCAACATTTCGGGCATTGTATAGAATACGTTTTGTTAGTATATTCTTTTGTTAATACTTCGCCCTCGTATCCGCAAAACGGACAGCAGTTATCCACTAGTTCTCCTTTTTCACATAGTAATCTGTCCCTGATTTCAGACGATTACCTAGAAAATCTTTGAATGGTGATTGATGACGGAATAGAAACTCATAACCATCAAAGGTTCTAATTGGCAAGACGCCCACCCATCCTATCCTGTATGTATCTAAATCTTTATATTTACCTTTACAAAAGGTAAACTTTCTTAGTTTTGGCATTAATTTTCCCTTTTACCTTCATCAATATCATCACAAGCCATACAAACCCACTTGCCATTTAAGACAGAATGAACTTCACCAGCTTTCAACCAACATGACTGGCAAACTCCGTATAAACCGCCGTTTGGCTCTGATTGTCGCCACTCGTTCCCGTTCCATCGGTAGCCCCAAAGCTGTAAGGTAGCCACTGCGTTGGGCCATTGCTGAGTACTACGGATGATTTGAGCGACTTTTAGTTTTGCTTGTTGGTGTTTGTTTATCATTTCATAATCCATCTTATCATGCTTTATTCCGTAGTGCTTGACGCTTGCTCTACGCTTGGCTGACGGCTAAAGATTTGAACTGTCTGTATTCGTTCCTCAACATCTAAGAAGTGAGCGTTCCCAAGCCAGTCATACGAGTTAGCACTATCTTGGTATTCGTCGGTTGTGTTGCAATATAGCCAGCCAACCCACCGACCTTGTATCAGTTTAGCAACATGTGTAACGATAAAATATGTTACCCAATTCCTTACAATTTCAGAAGCATCCAGTCCTGTTTCTACATCATAACCGCATCTAATTTCTTCTGTTGCCGCCTCAATCTCATCCTCTGTGATTTCTTCTACTTCATACTGTAAAGCTAAATGATTAGCTTTTACATAAATAGCATTGTTCAAAAAGTCCTGCGGCGTTTTTGGTTCTAAGTTTAATTCTTGATTTTCCATTTGTTTTATCTCCCGATAACAATCGAATAACGGCTCCATGTGCCAAAATTCAAAATCTGCCATTGTACGATATTGCATCTAAACAGTCTCTACATATTCAAATCTAATTCTTGTCACGATTTTATCCGGCTGGCATCGCATAGCTTTACAAAAAAACGCCACAAACTCATCAGGTGACATATCAGGGAAGCCTTCCCTGATAACATCTTGCTGGTCAATAAGACTAAGCGGCGTTCTAAATGCTTTCAAAATTCTAATAGGCCCTAACTTGACAACCTTTCCCCCCTTCTTTAACCCTTGGCCCTTTTCTATAGCCATCAGTAAATCACCGGGTCTGAGGAACTCCCAACCGATACGACGTGTAACGGTTTTAGTTCTCGCTTTGAATTGTGGTATTGTTTTGCTAAAACTGATATTTCTCATATTCGTTCACAATCATCCTTGCTAATGACATGCGGCGTTGCAGTATCAATATTTGAATTCTCGTTGATAGCTAACCAAGACGACCCCATGTCGTACACACATCTGATAACCTCAGCTTTTGAAAAACGAGGCTCTCCCCAATCGTTTCCCACGTCCTTAATAACCACTCGTTTGATGTTATACTTTTTTATGTCAACCATCTCTATTCTCCTTTATTACAACCTCTAAAACAATATAGACTTCTCCTACAAGCCCTAATTTTTCTATATCATCATATGCGGCTTGTTTCGTTTCGTATTCATTCCATCCGAATAAGGAGCCTTTGACACCATACGAACACTCAGTAGGCATACGCAAACGCCCTCTTTTGCTTAACTCAAAAATCTCATAGTGTTTTGTCATTATCAATATATACTCCGTGCCCTCTCTTGCGTTTTAGTCTTATTTTACCTTCGCTGTGGTTACGCCAGTCTGTCCTTGATATTTTCCCTTTTTATCGGCGTATGTTTGTCTGCACTGGTCGTCCTCAGATGCTTCTAAAAATACAACTTGGCATATTCCCTCACCAATGTATAACCGTAGCGGCAGGGGTGTTTTATTGCTTAATTCTAAGGTAATCTGTCCAACCCATTCAGGTTCGAGAATTGCCACTCCCATCACCAGCCCGCAACGGTTGTACGTGCTTTTGTTCGTTACAATGCCGACGCAATTGGACGGTATCGAGAATGTTTCTATTGTAGTAGCCAGAGCAAAACCGTAAGGAGGCAATATAACATACTTATCATTAACACCAACCTCTATTGGCAAACTCGTTAGTAAGTCTTCATTAAAGTTTTTTGGGTCAATTACACCAAAGGCGTTACAAAACATTCTAACCTCACTATCTAGCCTCGCATCATAGCCATAGCTTGACACGCCATGACTTATGCCGTTTAGCTGACTTGGTAGACACGGATGAATTAAACCGTGTGCTATATTTCTATGTATCCATTGATCTGGCTTAATTCCCATGTTGACCTGCCTTATTTATATACACCCCGTGCCCTCTCTTGCGTTTTATCAGATTTGGTACTCTTTCGTTAATACGACGTACTAACGAATCAAAACGCATCGTAACTCGTTTTGTAGTACCATATAAATAACTCAGTAGATTGTCATAAGTTGCGAAATTATTAGGCGTTTTTAGCACTTGCTGAACACATGCGAGTTGCAGTGGCGATAACGGAGGCTCTAAAATCAGTCCGTCTATCCACAGATCAATATTATTTTTATCTAGTTCTATTTCCATTTCATCCCATCCTCTAACTGTTTAATATAAAGCGTGTCAGTTAGTGGCTCATATCCAAAATAACCATGCAGGTTATTGTTCGGTTGTCGTATATTCAGTAATTCTAATTCTATAGTTCTTGTATAAAAATTGTCTTCGTTAAGTGTAGGCTCTTCGTAAAACCCTAAACATTCCAACCTATCATGTTTATAAAACTCATAAGCAATTCGGGCAATTTTCGCCTTAATCCCCTTAGTTGGTTTTAATGTGCGATTGCCAACGATTGGTGTAGGTGGGTCAAAAGGATAATTGAATGCTAATTGATATAAATTTACTAATCTTAACTCAGTTGTTGTGTTCAATTGCGGCCATTTTCCTATAAGATGCTTACTTAAATAGTAGAGTATCTCACTATCTAGGTTAGGATATATCTCAATTATCTTGTTGGTTAGTCCTATTTCCATTTCATCCCATCCTTTGTTAGTGCCTCGATTGTTACCAGTTTACCATAACGATCAGTCATTTCAGACCGAAACAGCTGCCAAAATAAATCCATCTCATTAACGTTATTTCGTTGGTTAGGGTATTTATTCCCCCATTCAATCATTCGCTTTTTAGCGGTAGGAAAGTCAATCTCTACTCCACCATTGAAACTATCATTTTCCGCATTTTTATATAGTCTACGAAATCGAGTATCTCCCCAATTATCAAGCCATTTATCATAGTTGATATGAAAATCAGGGGCTAACTCAATACTGTAGCCATCCATATAACTAGAGCTAACGACGGTCTTTCTCGTGACAACCGCCAAAGGTAGTGAGCGAATAACAGGGCCTTGTTTTGGCTTGTATTCCAGATGTAAGTTATGAAACGGCTTGTCTTGAGTAATCATTGATGATTTACGCTCAATAATTCGGAACGTTTTGCGCTCTGATTTCAAAACCAACGCTTTTAACTCGGTGACCGAAAAGGTTTTTATCGCTAGTTGAAACTTTTGTGCGAGGGTTAGTTTTATTGTTAGTCTGGCGAAATTTGCTACGGTGTAGTTGGTCATAATGTTTAAGTCCTTGACTGCTTTAAGATAGGTTCATCTTATCATGGTTTTTTAATCCGTACTTGACGGAAAGCCTACGATTACCCAACGCTGTAGTTAATCCCTCCCCGTCACCCCATCGGCGGCGGGGAGGGTATACCAAGCGTTTACAGAATAACCGTATCTTTGCATTTTTTTACTCTGTAAACTAACTCACAAACCAAACTCCTCGCTAGTATCGTCGTCGTCGCAATCATTCGGATATAACATATAACTACTGTTTGGAGGAGGCACAAAGGGGACATGATCGTCTAGGGGATTATTGCCCAAGTGACGTTTAATTGCCTCTAAAATCGCATGTTTATTGCTCTCTGCCTGCCCGTTATCAAACCACGGCGCTATAACTAATTCACACTGTCGGGCCTGTTCGCTTGTTTGAAAATAACCAGTTGCTGTATAATTAGTGCCAACTTTTCGTTTTGTTGCTATTTCCGTTATCACCCAACCGCTATTATTTATAGCTTCATGAACACATAACGGGCTACCCTCTCGAAAAAACGCTTTGACTATGACGGCGGGGTAGTCTCCGTTTATCGGTATCATCATTTCTTGAATTCTGTATTTTGGTTTCATTGGTTGTCCTCACGTAATAATATACGCTACTCCTAAGCCCTCAGACATTTTACTGAATAGTTTCTCTGTTCGCCTGAATTCACGGGTTTTATATCCCTTCACCTCTTCTACAAACCATTGAGATTTTAGGTTATTATAGTATTTGAAATCTGCTTTATAAGTAATGGCACGGTGTTTTTTGCCCGTGTACCAGTCAGTGAACTTTTCCGATAGTGTAAATTTAGGCTGTAATTCTAAACCTTTTATTTCATTAGTCGCCACCATCTCAATAAGTTCAATGTATCTATACGCTTCTTTGCCACTATCAAATATATGTACCACGTCAACCTTATTGTTAATGGCGTAATCCTTAGCGGTGGCTTTGGTTTTGAATGGCTTAACTTTGCCCTTGATTACAAGGCAATATTTAGCGTTACTGTATGATTTACGTTTCATCGCTCAAACGCCTCACTAGAGTAATGATCTTTTGCAGAAACAGACCCCAACCACTTATAAAAATCGGCGAAGTCAGCGAGGTCAAAGTGGCCTCTCGCATCATACCATCTATTGTTGTTATCCATTTTACCTTTCAAGCAAGCCCACACTTGCGTCATCCATTCATCATCAGGATTTGTCCACACTTCACCATTAAAGCCAGTTCCTTGTACAAATCCCAAAGCGGATAATATTACTCTTAAATCAAAATCCATTATCAATCTCCCTGTAATCTCGATTAAGCATATTAACTATCCCTTACTTGCCAGTTAAACGCCATTCCTACATCGCCGTTGTCAAATTTTATTTTATATTTCCACAGTGATACATCTAATTGACTGCCTACACTTCCCACAATCGTACCGGTTGACCCAAAAACAGATACTCTTTTATCCGCATTGTTAAATAAGCATTTATTCTCACTTGGATAATACAGAGAGCCAATTCTAATAGATACCAAACGGCATAGCGTTTCTTCATTGGTTATGGCACATGTGGATACCTTTTTTATGTGTTCCCATTCCCCATCATCATTAAGACAATTAGATATAAATAGCGCAACCTCGCTTTCGTCATCTCCTACCTGAACTAAATACCTGCCGCTTTTGACTTCTATATTTGTACTTACTGGCAAGTCGCCTGTGGCAAAACCTGAAACGTAAAGTTTTACGCCATGATCGTGTAATATTTTTTCTATTAAGTCTTTCATTACTCTTCATACCTTCGATTTAATATATTCACCCCGTACGGGATTTCTTTATAAGATTTATCACAATTCAAACACTGTAGTTTCCCACCAACCATAACCTTTGATATTCCGTCAGGTTTACATTGTCCGCTACCACATGGGGGCTTAGTGATTGTATTGTTGATTACCTCACCAACGGTATCTAAACCGTATTTTAGATGCAAGTCAGAGAAATCAAAAGATTTCATACCGTGCAAATTATTAGACGGCATGATGGGGTAAACATTGTCAACATTTTCAGATATATCTATTGACATGTTTTGGCCCGTCATGCTTTTATCTAAATCAGTCAAGATATATATCTCACTATCGGCGTATCGTTTTCGTAGCACCTTCGCTACTAAAGCCAACCGACCTGAGTTAAAAGCGATTACCACGGGTAAATTTTTCTCTGTTGCAATGTAGGCACTGGCGCAAGTTGCGATACCTTCACCTAATAAAATCGGAACGCCATTTTTAAGTTTGCCGAGTATCGCAGAACCCGTATTACCACGTGTAATTTTCTCAGCACCCCAATCACGGCTTGACTGTATATCTTGAAAGCCTTTGATTTTCCCACCGCCAAACATTGGGATTAAAATCTTATCGTCAACCTGTTTAGCTTTCAACTCTTGCAAAATCTCAACAGGGATTTTTTTGAGTTCTGTGTATGCGTTACCCGTTGCGTTTTCTGCATTATCATAATCCTCTTTAGCGGGGTAGAAGCTCTCATTGATTTTGGGACGTTTTGGGGTGGGTTTGGGCTTGTAATCCTCAGATAAGGTATGCCCGTTGCTCAAATCCTTGCAAGCATCTTTAAATTCAAGATTGAACTTTTTCATGTGGAATTTAATCCTATCACCACTCTCATGACACGCACCATAACAATGCCATGATTGTGTCTCAGGAAATACAACAAAACTTTCACCTGATGCGCTGTTATGGAACGGACAGCAACCCTTTAAGTTTTTACCAGTCCGTTTCAAGTCTATAAACTTACCTATATAATCCTCAATCCGCTCAAGTTCGTTAATTTGTTGAGTATCGTATTTCATTTCATTGTCCTCATTATTCACCACCCCACCCCGCTTGTATTCTTATGGCTTAGGTAAGTTTTAATTGAGGTGAGGTGGTGAATTGAGATTACTATATCATGCTTTTAATCGTTTAACTTGACGGTAAGCCTACGCTAAAACGGCGGCTTGTCCTCAAATTCGATTAGTTGCTCAGGATCAAATTCATCATAGGTGATTTTGGCCCATGCCTTTTGAGATTTACCATTCTTAAAGTAACATTTCCATAAGTCGCTTGTGTCTTCACCGTCACCCTCCAGAATAAATAAATCGTCGGGGTGTTTTTTGCTGAACTCTTGCAGGTCTTCACGCCATGTGAACCATCCTATTTTTTCGAATGGTTCACCTAACTCGTTAAATGCTATTGATGCGGCCTCGTTTTCTTGTCTTAACTCTTCTATCATGGCGTTAGTGTCACATGTTAGAGTGTAGGTTGTAAGATATGACATTACATGGCCTCGTTTTCTTCGTCGGTTAATTCGTTATCTGATAACAATTGGTCGATTTTCTCCCAACTTGCTATATCTGAACGGGCAACGTCGGGCCAATCAGATATATTACTGAGTTCTCTGATTTTATAAAGCGCCTCATCTTCGCTTAATCCATGTTTTGCTAACAAGTTGGTTATCATGTCAGATTGAGTAAGTGTTTTTTTAGTTTTTGGTACTGCGACAACCTCACCGGCAGGCGTAACGTCCACAATATCAGTATTGTATTGAGTGACTGGTTCACTAAACGATTCAACCTCTTCCGGCGTGTAAATCCCAAGAATAACGCCGGGGTAACAAGTGCGGACACCTCTGGAAATGCAACGACTACGTAACATGTCAAGCGGATACTTTTTCCATACGTCCTTATTTGCCAACCCTGCCCGCTGTGCCATCTCGATAGTCCAGCTAATTACCACAGGGCTGGAACTTGGATGATTAAACTCGGCGGATACCTCAACATCTGAAACTACCAACCATTTAACAATACCCCCATGCTGTTGAAACCTTGCCTGCATTGCTTCGGCTTTCATGCTTGGTTTCTCCTTGATAAGACTGTATTCTCGTAACGCATTAACAGCCGGAATACCATCCGCCTGAGCTACCAACATTAAACTAATTATCTGATTTTCATCCATCCCCCAAAAACGTGATTTTGCAAGAAAACCAGCCATTTCTACCAACTCATTCAAAGACTTAGGTGGCTCTGTTTTTACCATGTTTTTTGCTTCATATTTTACTATTTGTTCGGTCACTGTGATGCTCCTTTAATTTGTTTAATTAAATGCTTCTAAAGTATACACCATACTTTTTGATATTGCTTGACGCTTACTATACGCTTAAGCTACAATGATTGACTATTCTTTATAGTATGGTACAATGTTCTAGCTTATAAATTATACAACGGAGTGAACAATGAAGCAAAGAAAAAAGCCGGTGGTTTCTGCTGAGGTATTACCATTTCAAAGGCAATGGTTTCGACAGTTAGCATTTAATGAGGACGTATCTCTCAGTGTGATAATGAGGCGAATTTTAATCAAGGGTGGTATGCCAACGAAGAAAAACGAGGTGAATGGCAATGCCAGAAAAGCCAACTGAGTTACAGCTAAAGAGTGAGCTTTTCAGCATAGCAGACAAGGCAAGAGGTTACACAGAAGAGCAAACAGAAAAGGCTCTACATGCGGTTCGTTATGCTCTTGATAATGTTGATGATTTACCGATGCCAGTAAATGGTGAGATTGCGAAGGTATGTATTAAAGAACAGTTGCCAGCCTTGGATATTGGATTTGTTAAGGATTGTTACTATCAAAACGAACAAGGCGATAGTTATATTTTTGATAAGCTGTATCATAACCGTGTAGTGTATGATAACACCGCTAAAAGATGGCATATATGGAATGGCGTACACTGGCAAGCGGATAAAAATACAATCAAGTTTCTGTTTATTGTACAGGTTTCTAATCAATATCATTTATCGGCAATGTCTCTTAATGCAGAATATGCGGCAAAGAGTGCAGAAATAGGTAGGATTAAGGATGGTGGGGGCAAGATTAGCAAGGATGATATAGAAAAAAGAGACCAACTAAAACTATTATCATCGTCGTTTATGGAGCGATGCAATAAGTTAAGAGCGTTAAACCGTACTAAAAGAATATTAGAATTATCAGAGGCTCTTATGGGTGTTCAGGGGGAGGTTTGGGATAATAACCCCATGCTGTTAGGCGTGAATAATGGCACGGTTGACTTAACGACTGGACAGCTTAAAGATGGTAATCCATCAGATTATATTAAAACTGCATCTAGTACAGATTTTGACCCGCATGCTAAGTGCCCACGGTTTGAACAATTCATACTTGAGATATTCGGGGGGGATATTGAGCTTGCAAGGTTTATACAGAGGTTAATAGGTTACTCAATCGCCGGATTAGCTACAGAGCATATATTCCCGATATTTTGGGGGGAAGATGGCAGGAATGGAAAATCGACACTGGTAACGGTTCTAAAAGATATACTATCACCATTGATGAAGCCTATACATTCTGATGTAATTATTGATACTGGTAGAAACGGAGGTGCTACCCCTTTCCTTATGGAACTGAAAGGCTTAAGACTTGGGTATGTGTCAGAAACCGAGAAACAAGCCAAGCTAAAAGAAGCAACTATTAAACTGATAACGGGGGGGGACATTATCGTTGGCAGGGGACTATATGAGAAGGCGCAAGAATGGAAGCCTACACATCAAATTTTCCTTATCACAAACCCTAAGCCCGTTATTGATTGTTTAGACGGGGCGATATGGGAAAGAATAATTTTAATTCCATTTATCCATAGATTTGTTGAGAACCCTGACCCCGATAATCCATTTGAACATAAACGAGATACTGAGTTAATCGAGAAATTACAGTCTGAAATATCAGGTGCTTTGAATTGGTCTATTGCAGGGTGTCTTGAGTGGCAAAAACACGGCTTGCAAATACCCGAAAGCGTCAAGGCGGTAACGGAAACATACCACCAAGAGGCTGACAATTTTCCTGATTTTATAGAAGAAAACTGTATATTACAAACTGGAGCCTGCACACCTGTTAAAGATATGCGTTTTAGTTATGAGAGTTTTTCCTATGATGATCCTAATAAATTGACACATAGAAAATTTAATAAACGGATGGAAAGTCTAGGATTTTCAAGACAATCTAAAAATGGTAAAAAAGTTTGGATAAATATAGAGTTATATTCTACTTAAATGTGTATCACAACCGTTTCAACCGTTTCAAACCGTTTACATGTAAAGTAGTCTAAAACATGTATTGTGTATAGCGACAGTTTGCATGTAACTGGTTGTAACGGTTGTAAACGGTTGTGAAAAAAATATAGGATATAAGTTTTTGAGTAATAGATCGGTTCATGGTATAATATCCTTGTCACGTTAATCACTTAAGTTTAACTAATCAAACACGCCTGAACCGAAAGCAAGGTATCTTAAGTGATACGTGACAACTTGTGAGTAAGTTCGGGCGTTTTGTGTTTTAGGGGGGGTTATGGCTACTACAAAACATAAAGTAGTAAGCATGGCACATGTGAGCGTACCTTGTTGGGTGCGAACTTTACATTTTGAAGGTACTGAGGATGAAAGCGCTTCGTTTTATCAGGTTTTAGCGTGGGCGACAATTGAGATTAAAGATGGGTACAGTGGTTTTACGTACGAGGTTTGTCCTGTGATTGTACATGGTGATACATATGGAACTAAAATAGTTAGACTTGCTTATGAGGCAGGTCGAATAACAATGTTTTTGCCTGATGATGTGGTCAGAGAGAATTATGACGGCTCTTGGCGAACAATGTCACCTGATGACGTACGAGATTACAATTCAAAATTAGAGGACTAAACAGTACTGATTGTAGGCAACCCGTAGGCTTCCCGTCAAGTTAAACGCTCTAAACCGTGATAATATAAATTTATGAAATTAAGACCGTACCAAACAGAAGCAATAAACAATATAGCCACAGATTGGGAAACTCACAATAGTATTTTATTAGTAGCGGCCACGGGACTAGGTAAAACTATCATCTTCTCGGCCTTACTTGATAAAGTACTTAAGAGTGATAAACGTGGTATTATTATTGCTCACCGAAAAGAGCTAATTGACCAACCAATGGAACGATTAGAGCAATATTTTCCCTACTTAGCTTCAAGAGCCGGTATCGTGATGGCTAACAAGAATGAGTATAAGAGTGATTTGATAATAGCAACCATTCAAACTCTGGCAAGCGAAAAGAGAGTGAGCCAAGTTCTCGATTATGGGAAAATTGATTTTATCATTACTGATGAGGCTCACCACTCCACAGCGAATACCTACAAAAACCTTTATGAACGGTTGCGGAAAGATAATCCAAATCTCAAACATCTTGGGGTAACCGCTACGCCTTTACGCTCTGATGACGATGGTTTGTCAACAGTATTCGAAAAAGTGAGCGGTAAGTATACTATAAGTTTCGGGATTGAAAATGGGTTTTTAGCACCGGTTAAGTTTCTGAGTATTCAAACCGGGATAAGCCTGCAAGGTGTTAAAAAGCAGATGGGGGACTTTAACCAGAAACAACTCAGTAAGGTATTTGAAACCGATAACTGTTTCGAGCTAGTAGTAGAAAGTCATAAAAAGTATGTTGATGGTCGGCAATCGCTCGCTTATACTACAACGGTGCAAGGTGCTTATGATTTAGCGGAGAAATTCAAAGAGGCTGGAGTAAGAGCAATAGCGGCTGATGGGAAGACCAACAAAAAAGAACGCTCTGCCATTCTGGAAAGGTTTAGGGGCGGGGAATATGAGGTATTATGTAATTGTGCTTTGTTCACCGAAGGGCTAGACGTTCCCCAAGTATCTGCAATTCATCAGGTTAGGCCAACTCAATCAGATAGCCTCTACACTCAAATTATCGGCAGGGCGTTAAGGATATTCCCAAACAAAACGGATGCTGTAATCCTTGATTATGCGCCAAGTAATACCCGCAACATTGCTATGTTAGGGGATATTCTAGGTACACCGCTAGAACGTAAAGAGTATATAAAACCTGATGATAGCTCTAGTGATGATAACGTAGAGGGTGGATTTACTTATGACGGAAATGAGTTTTCATTCCTGAATGGAGACCCCATGGCGTTGGTAGCTAAAAAACTAGAATATCTCAGCCAATCGCCTTGGGTGTGGTATAATGCGCCAGATGGTTGTAAGTCGCTTGGCCTTGGTACTGCTCACGATAATAACGAGCGGATATTATTGCTAAGACCATCCCCGAATGGTTATGATTTATTTTTAGTTGGCAAGAAAAAAGATACTTGGGACTGGAAAGCTAGACAACATACTAACGGCGTGTTTGAGGATATATTCTTAATTAGTGAGGATATAGCAAACCAGTGGGGGAATGCGAAACTAGCAAAAGAGGGTGAGGCATGGCGCTCTACTCAGGCAAGTGAGCCGCAAAAGAAACTCGCTAAAAAGCTAAATGTGCAAGGCGTAACAAAGCACACAACTAAAGGAACGATTGCGAAAATGATTACGCATGGGTTTGCAATTAAGGCGATTTCTAGGTTATCATAAAATAATGACAATTCGCCATCTACATGGTAGAATGTCTATATTATGCCTGATGAACTTTTAACAACTGGGGCGGAGGCGTTCGGGCCTGTCGCTGGCTTTATTATAGCATCCCTCATGGCCGTGGTAGTTTTCCTATGGCGCTCTCTTGAGAAAGAGCGAATGGACAACAAAGCGACTAGAGAGAAGGAAAACGAGCGCTATATAGAGTTGTTGACCGAAGACAACGCGAGGGCCATGAGAACTACCGAAGCACTAGAATCGCTTTACAAGCAATTGGACATATCAAAAGAGTATCAGTCGTTAGCAATGGACATACTAACCAAAGCCTTGAAGGATAAGGAACGAGACGCATGAGCTTACTAAACCGTATTTTCCCCAAGCCGCCTGACAATTCTAAGGTTTTTGCAGAGATTGACGAATTACGTAAGACGTTAAAGCAATGCAACCGCAAGCATGCGGGGGTGGTAGTGTCTATCAATGCCCAAGTTGGGATAAACGCCGCCGTGTGGGCGGAATTGTTCGATATAAAAAGAAAACAGCGCGAGATAATCGCTGAAACCAGCCGGATAAATAAGAAAGTGGAAACTTTAGATATGCGGATTAAAAATAGAGATCGTTTTATAAATCCGATATTAGATATACTGATTAGCGATAATGATAACGAGGAACTACAACAATGATGATTTCGCCATTAGCAATAATTGTTTTACTTGTGTTATGTCTTATAGCTGGCTTCGTCTCCAAGCTGGCATGGGAGGCTTGGAAAGATGCTCATTAGTCCCGATGTTTTTTTTTTCGTATTAACTAGTGTATGCCTTGGATTTTTCGGGATTGGGTGGGGTGGTGCAACTCAATATCACTCTAAAGTCTATCACGACAATACTGTTAGATTAACGCAAGCGTTTATAAAAGCGCTGGAGGCACAGGCGGATGATGCCAAAAGTTAATGAGGGCAAACCGACTAATTAACGAGATGTTGGCCCTGTCCGAGCTATCACGACTATTCCCTAACACCATTTGGTTAAAGCGACTAGAGGCAAAAGTTGGGGAGTTCGGGCAACTTGTGAGGCACAATAAAGATATGTTTATTGATTTTGAGTATGAAGATTTGACAGAGGAAATGTTTAATGCTAACAGATGACGGCGTTTTTTTTGGTACAGAAGTTTCGCCTGACGGGTGGATTGCAGATGTGCTTGCCGATAGTGAGTGTGCTTTCCCCATTTACACCGATTTGCATTGTGACAACCCAAGAAAAGATTATGAATGGGTTGTAGTTACTAATAAAATTGTAATTCACAATGTACAATACGAGTGTCCCGTCCTTGTTTGGGCCGCTAACGTAGAGCGGTATAGCAATGTGGTATTCGTAGAGAAAGAAACGGGGGTGTATCATTTTGCTCCTAATCAAGAGCCTGAAATTGTTCAAATGAGACAATAGGGCAAGCGTAGAGCAAGCGTCAAGCACTACTGAGTAAAATAGAGTACCATTGACTAATGACCACATTAACGATGTATCAGCCAATTTTCCCACAATTAACCATAGCCATGCGAGTTTTTTCTATCACTCTTTACGATGCGCCGCCCATTAGTGAGCTATTTCCTATTGCCTCCGATGTTTGCCCGCACTGTAGCATCTCGTTTGATGTTTGTGATGTTTTAGATGATGGCGTTGAGGCGCAGGTACGTTATATCAGAGATGATATTAAAGAATTTAACAATTATCACACGGGCGGCTATGATATTGACGGTTATGTTTACTGCTTATGCCAATGTGGTAAAAGGTTTAAGACAGAATACCACGCCGAAAGGCCGATAGCATGAAAGGATATGCTTACAACAGACAGCGCCGTAAAGAAATCATAGCTGTGGCCCGTAACCTAGCCACAATCGACAAGACAGACCGCAAGGCACAAGAGGCGCAACTAGTAGAGTTGACGGGGTGTTATTACGGCACGGCACGGCTGGCCCTTAGAGAAGCGGTACACGAATTGAAGATGGAGGAATACAAGCGATGAAGTCAGCAATGGAGCAAGCCCCCAAAGCAGGCCAAAGGTGCATAGTGTGGGATGTTACTATTAGACAGTGGATATTTGCGTATTGGTCTAAAGATAACCATTTTGAGGCTGGGGCGTATGTGATAAATGCTGACCTTTGGTATCCTGATTATGATGCACCGAACAGTGAGGAGATAACAACAAAATGAGCGATGATGATA